GACTTTCTTCAAAGTCCAGAATTAGAATTATTAAAGGAAATTCCATCCAAAGTACATTTTAAGACAATCTATTATAGTTTAGGTTGTTTATTGATATATGCACTACTAGGTGATAAGAATTATATAGAAGAAAATGACGAATCCATATCAACAACAATGACACAAAGACAAATTCTGATAAAATCGTTAGATTTCTTACCGATTAAAGGTACACAATTATATAATTTAATAAAGAGATGTTTAGAGGATGAGCCAAATAAAAGAAGCGTTCTTTTTATTTAATTATCTCATATTATGATATATGTCAATAACTGCTTTTAAAAACAAATCCGTAATACAATATGGCTCAAAAAGATCGGGTAATACTCCAGGTGGAGTTTGGTTACCTCAGGGACCATTTGGTAGCTCTAAAAGTATTTTGAAAAAATCTATCCAAAATTACGGTCCTGTTGGATTCTCTATTAATGGAGGTCATAGAAACGTGGGGTATGTTGGTAAAACATATCAAATGTCTAAATCAGGAACCCCTTTTAGAGGTACCAATCCAATGGGATGTGGAGGGACTTATGGTAATTACAAAACTCCAGAACCAGTATACAATTCAAGCGAGGTTACTGTTCTAGGAGACCAATACCAATACATAAAACAATCTGTTCTGTCAACAAAAGGAATGTTAGAAAAGAAATATAAGTGGATTCATAATGGTCAATATCCAAATTATTGGGTCCAACCAAATTATACAGGTAACCAATCTGGAACATCAAGCCAATGGTTGTATATTCAAAACAAATCAGCCGCAAATATATGCAGTATTAAAGTAAATGATAAACAGTTATATGAAGGAAATATAAAGAAATGCGGACCAACCTTGTGCACTCCAGGTAGATCCACCGCTAAATTTAGATACAATGATATGGCTAAGAATGCTCCTTATACAAAAAGACTAAATCAGCCAGTTGACTCAAGTACCTATACACAATATATTCAGAGAGGTTGTCAAAATCCACAAGGACCCCAAAAACCATTCCCTTTTGCTGTACAAACTGGCTCAGGACAACAAGCCGCCGGTACAAGTATCACTAGTTTCGGTAATGCTTGCAATACGTCAAAAATTTATCTTGCTCCTCCAGAGTGGTATACAGGAGTTCCGACTCCACCGAATACTGCATAATAATTAGGTGAATTATAATAATTAGTTAAAAGAATTATAATGAATTATAATGAATTATAATGAATTATAATGAATTAAAATTATTTAAAAATAAAGTTTTAAATAATTAAATGACAGAGTTTGACAAACCCGTAGATTATAAACATTTGCTAACTATTTATGATAAAATTATGTACTTAAAAATTTTCGTTGATTCAGAAGATCAAGATTTAAAAAAATTGTATCTTTCAGCAGCGTATAATCATAATAGCAAAATAGTCAACAGACTAGATCATATTGATGCGGGGTTTGATTTATTTGCACCAGGAAACAAAGGAGACGAATTGGAGAATTATGATGATGCATTACGATTTTTTGGTCCTGGCTGGAATAATGCAGGACCCGTAAACAAGTTAGACTTTGAGATTGTATGTTCTGCAAAAATGTATACAGATAATAATAAAATGTACAATACAGGTTATTATATGTATCCAAGATCTTCATTATCAAAAACCCAACTGCGGTTAGCAAATGCAACAGGTATTATAGATTCTGGATACAGAGGTCATTTAATGGCTATGTTTGATGTTGTAAATATGCGGCCAGAAGACTATGAAAAAGATAGAGATGCAGATTATTACGGGAAAAAATATGATAGATATATCCAAATTTGCGCGCCGGGACTGGTACCGATTATAGTTGAAATAGTAGATACAAAAGAAGATTTGGGCGAAAAAACAGAGAGAGGTGAAGGCGGGTTTGGATCAACTGGAAGATAAAGATACTATAAGAATAATCTAAATTAAATATTGTCAAACAACATTTAATTTAATGAAAATATTAATAACTTATTATTATAGGTAGAATAATATGAGTAGAAAAGATTTTTTAACATATATAAAAAATGTAGACCTTAAAAATGTATTTAATGAAGATAATAAAACAATAATAATAGGATTACTAACAATATTAATAACAGTTTGGGTTATATTATATTTAATACCAGATTTGTTCATTTCTCTCTTCAATACAGTTTTAGGAAATGTAATATTAATATTAATAGCACTTGTAGTAGGTATAAATAATTATAAATATGGTATAATTACCAGTATAATATTTATAGTTTTATACAGATTTTCCCAACTATCGTATTTGAATGTACTTCATAGTATAAATAATGCAAAAGAAAACTTCCAGTTACAAGAAAATAAACTCCAGCAGTTTATTAAAATTCAACATACTATCAACCCTCATATTGTTTTTGACACAGAAAAATTAAAAGAACAAGTAACTGAATCAGATCTTGATTATTTTTTAAAGAATGGAAGATGGTATTGGTCTCCAGAAGTGGAAAAATTATATACAGAAGCAACAAATACCAATCCATACATAAGAACGTGGCCTCAAGATTCTATCAATTATGCTAGTAAAATTTATAATGAAAAAGCCATATTACAAATCATTTCTTTACAAACAAAAGAAGGACAATTTTTAACGAGTGGAATAAATATTCAAGATAATAATCAAGATAATAATCAAGATAATAATCAAGATAATAATCAAGATAATAATACAAATAAATTAGAAGATTTGCCTAGTGGCTGGGGAGATTACGGTTATAAGTCTGGTCTAATAACTAAGATGAATGATATTGTAAAATGTAAAATAGATGCTTACGGTAACAACTCTACATTAGAGAGAATACATCATACAGGAAAAGGGGTTTTTCAAAATGAACAAACAAAAACAACCTCTCAAATAAGTAATTATACAGATTTACAGACACTCATCCCCGGATTCAAATTTATTAACAATCCTTGCAATCCTTGTGTAGCAGTAAATTCAAACCCTGAATATACGTGTCCATTTGAGCTAGATATATCAGGCAACAATACCAATAGAGGAGTCAGCAATGTTTGGAAGTATTTGTGGGGCTTATAGCGAATCTAATGAAAAAAAGAGTTCCCAATACTGAAAGAATTAAAAAATAGTTAGATAATATACCAACACTAAAGTAATTTTTTTCAAATATTTATTACTAATATTTATTACAAATACCCATATTTTAGATAGCTTGAGATTCCTCTTCATCTAAATTATATTTTGTGTTATCATCCTTTGTCTTAATACCATTGCTAACAGATCGCATAATTTTTAGAGCCGCTGGAGTAATATATGGAGTATCTTCAAATTGAGACAAATTATATTCTAGTTCTTCCGGCAGTTGAAGAGATAGTTTATTTTGTATAGTAACATCACTATCGTGGCTATCATCATCATCATTACAGTAAAGATTATTTCTATTCATTGCTCTTGTTAACATTGGGGAATTTGTTTGTCCAGCTATCAAAGTCATTTTATTGAAACGAAATAAGGGTTGTGTAACATCCATAAAACTATCTTCAGGAATGCTAGTCGCAGTATACTGTCTTTGTGTACCTTGAGAAGTTTGTCTAGCGGTTGAAAACATATTTTGATAAACAGTTCCAAATGTCTTATAACAGATATAAATATCATCGCTCAAGTTTTTAAGAAATTTATCATTTTCCAAATTATGTTCAATCATATATTGTTTAATTTCCTCAATAAAACGCTTCATTTTCATAATATATTCCTTTTTATTTTTTGTATATTCTTCTAATTCCTCACTGTATTTTTTGTCGGACTCCATATCCTCACTTTCCGATAAACCATAGGTAAATGGCCTATGAATATTATTCTTGAAATTTTTCACTTCGTAAAGTATTTGTTGAGTCCTTTGTCTAAACAAATATTTATCTAAATTTATCTCATCATCTATCTTATGACCAATTGCAAAGGCAGAATCTTCCAATCCACTGAACGTAATATATACATTTGATTCAAAAGGAGAATCAGAAACAATATGATAAATTTTGTTAGACTCGCCAAATATATTTCCAATAGACAACTGGTTTTTCCAACTATTTGTTTTGTAGTCATATACCAGTGAATTTTCACAGTTGATTACGACATTTTTTAAAATTGTGTAAAGCGCATTATGCAGAATTTCGCCGTAAACAAGACCCGAACTTTCTAGTTGATCAATAAAATAATAATTACTATTGATTCCAATGCTAATTTCATCCAATAATTTATAATCGTGAGAAGTACCAAACCCAATAAACGAATTTGTCACATTATTATCAATTAATAGTCTTAATTTCTCAGGATTTCTCTCTCCAGAAGTAGCATCCCCATCAGTCATAAATATATGCACAATTTCCCGATTTGTTACAAGACCGTCAGCGGTAGTTGTATCTTTCAAAGAAGCTATATATTTGGTCGCATTTTTTAAAGCCAACTCTATATCCGTGCTGTTTCTAGGTCGGATTGTATCAATTTTTTCAATTATTTCAGAAATGTTTTCTTTACTAATATGAGTACGATCAACTATATTAAAAATTTCATTATCAAACGCAAATATGGTAACAAACACATTGATATGAGGATGATCGTTGAAGAACCAAATAATATTTTTCATAGTGTGAATTATATGTTGCATTTTACTTCTCTTGTCAGAACATAAATCTGTCATAGAACCCGAACAGTCAATTGTGAAGACGAAATCAAACCCTACTGTAGGATCAGCAGCTTTAACCGCCTGTAAATTAAGTATTCCAAATTTAGCTTCTGTAAAAGGAACATTAGTGATAAGGCTTTGATCAATATTTTCTTTTCCATAGGCAAAGAAGGCCTCGGAAAAGTATTCAGACATAAACATATTTTGCATAGTGTATGATTGAGTCATTTTAGAACTATAATTTAATTTATATAATACGAAATATATACAATTCAATTTTTTTTTATACCTTTTCTCATTTAAAATACCCATTTTATAAATACGTTCTAATTTGTTCCCATCCGTTTCTTATATCATAATAACATATTTCAAATGTACTGGCTGCATTAAACCCATAATCATAACATAACCCTACTCTATTATCTATATCAAACCCAAATTCAAAATAAAATTCTTGACCACGCAAATCTATATTTTTCATTATTACCATTTTCTTACTTATAACTGGCTTAATAATACTATATCTTTCATCGTTTTTATGTATTACATTAACATATTTTCCATTTTTATATTTTATTCTTGCATCATATTCTAATATAATATGTAGTACATCTTTTGGAATATATAGACCATTCATTATTATAATTAATAAGATTATTATAATTAATAAGATTATTATAATTAATAAGATTATTATAATTAATAAGATTATTATAATTAATAAGATTATTATCTTTATAATATATTTACATCAAAAAACAATATATTGTTTGAAATACTCTTCAACATATTCGCTAGCTTGAAAATAATTATTAAAATGCGTTTTATATTGATATTTGCTATTTTTAATAGGTATACTCACGTGAATTTTATTTTCATCAATTTTAATTTCAAAATATTCAGTTTCATATCCAACACGAGTATATGCAACACGATCCATATCATTTATAAAATTATACCATCCATTTTCTTTGAAAAGAGTATCAAGTAAAATAAACCCTTTATTCAGAACACTATTATTTTGGTTGTTTGCATAAATGTGGTTCATCACACGTGTTTCAGTCATTATTATAATTATATATAATTATAAATGCATACCTTTAAATAATTTACTATATTTTAACATTTTAACAAATATAGAATATCATTAACATTAGGAATGAGTATGCCGAAATAATAGACATTTGTATAATAGACATTTGTAATAAAAGTTTGTAATAAAAGTTTTTAAATTTTATTATAAACAAAATTTTAAATCCGCTTTGTACAGGGTTTGAACCTGCGACCTTTTGGTTAACAGCCAAATGCTCTACCGACTGAGCTAACAAAGCATAAATGTAAAAGAAAGTAATTTCAATTACAAAATGTTTTATTAAAACGTTTTTAAATCGTTATTTTACTTAATAATAAAAGGTCCTACCGTGATTCGAACACGGATGGTGAGATTCAAAGTCTCAAATGCTAACCGTTACATCATAGGACCTTTTGGGGGTGCTGTTTCCTTATTGGATTTTTTTTAAATCCAATATTTTAATATTTTATTTTTATATTAAAATAATTTTAAAATTGCTGTGATGGAAACATTTAGAATCATAATATTATAAACTAATATTGTTTAAATTGCTGTGATGGATATATTTAAAATAAATGCTATATCCTTTTTTAATGGACTAAAACAACAATCACTGAAGCTAGTATTATACATTATAAAACAACTTTCAATGAAGTCATAATTAGTAACCCATTAACTAATACTTATGAAATTCTTTAGGTTAAATTGCTGTGATGGATGCAAAATCATTCTAACTATATTTAAAAATACAGTTCTTTTATTCATAATAAAATACCATTGAAGCGCTACTGGATTGATTACTATGACGAAGGCGAATAATTAATTTATAATACTGCATCCTAATAGATAATACTAATAAATAAATGCACGAAGAGGGGTTCGAACCCTCGCATCTTACGATAGTGGGTCTTAAGTCCACCGCCTTGGACCACTCGGCCATTCGTGCTTAAAAGGTATTTTTTTGCTATTTCCCTTTTATTTAAATATTTAAAAATGCTGAAAGGAAATATAATTATGATTCACGACAGCTGCAGGACTCGAACCTGCGCGAGCATCGCTCAGTGGATTTCAAGTCCACCCGAATAGCCACTATCGGAAGCTGCCGTGTTTAACTCCGACAACTGCAGGATTTGAACCTGCGCGCGAATATCGCAACGGATTAGTAATCCGTCCCCTTAACCTGGCTTGGGTAAGTTGTCAAAGTTTAAAATGCTAGTTTCGTTGTTGTTTAATATTAAAGTTTTTGCTGTATGAAACTACTAGTTATCCTACACACATATACACTAGTTTAATCTTTAAATAGTTTTAAATATATTATTATTTTGAAGTGCGAAATATATAGAATCTTTTTATATAAAATAAATATAAAATATGAATAATATTATTTTTGGTGTATACAATGGTTATGATTCTTTAAAAACGGCAAACGGAGGCATATATTATTTTATGAAAAGCTTAAGAAAACACAACCCTGATTGTAAAGTAGTAATTATTTGTGAAAAACATAACATATTTAACGAATTGGAATTATTTTCAAAAGAAATGAATTTTGAAATTTTTACTGATTTCAACGTTAAATATAGTATGATGTATTATAGATTTGAAATTTATAGAAACTATTTGAATCACTTAAATGAACAAAATATTAAATTTGATAAAATTTTATTATCGGATATTAATGATGTTATATTCCAAGAAGACCCATTTAGTATTTTGTTTACAGAAGAATTGTATTGTGCTTTAGAACATAATACTTTTTGTCAGGATACTTATTCTTCCAATTTAAATATGTATTGGGCCCAAGAAAGTAATCATTTATCTGAGAATAATTATGAAAGTTATAAACATAACAATGTAGTGTGTGCTGGAACAATATTGGGTAGTTATTTAGGTATAGTAAAATATCTAGATTTTTACAAAAATACACAAGATGGAAAAATAGTAAATGATCAAGGTCTACTAAATGTTTATGTATATAATTATTTATCTTCAAAAAAGCTTTTACCGTATAAAGAAAGTAAGATACTAACATTGGATGGATTATTGTTTGATTCATTGAATATAGATACCAATAAAAATGTTCTCAATAGTAATAATGAAAAATATAGTATTATTCATCAAATAAATCGCTGCAACTTACCTTTTATGTTGAGTTTAGTTGAATAAATAAGTATTTTAATTATTATAATAAATGTTTAATTTTAAAATGTTAAATTTTAAATATTGTAAAAAACCAATTTTAATTGCTCATACTGGGAGTTGAACCCAGGATACAGGCTTATAAGACCGGTGTGATAACCGTTTCACTATACGAGCTTTTATTTTTATAAAAATTTAAAATTTAACCAATGTGCTTCCTTCCTCCTTGCGCGCCGCTATATAGAATCGCTTGAGGATACTTATTGTATTTCTATAAATAAATTAATACATAAGTATCCCCCATAAGACTATATAATAAACCTATAATAATATAAAGCATAATACATAATAGTTAGTAAATATAATTTGCATAATATAATTTACATAATATAATTTACATAATATAATTTGCATAATATAATTTACATAATATAAAATGAACAAAGCTTACCTTTATTTCCGGCCCCATCCTAGGACATATTATAAGACCATAATATCTTTAAGTTATTTTTCAATACATAAATATTATCAACACTTAAAGCTGTAATATTTTTATACTTTTATAAAGATATAAAGATATAAAGTTATTTAAATTTAGTATACTAAATGTCGTGCGAGTATTTTATTTTAACTAAACCAGGCGATAAATCAATAAATTATGATGGGAAAAACCAAATTATGTGTTGTTTAAATGATAAAGTCTATATATTACCAAAAAATAATATTAATTATTATATTAATAATGGGTTATTTGAAAAAAATTTAATTGACTGGTGTAAGAAATTTTGTGGAAAAGATAAAAATATGTTAGATATAGGTGCACATTCTGGTACATATACAATTAGTTTAGCAGATCATTGTAACCACGTATATTCATTTGAACCTCAAAAAATGACTTATTATTCCCTTTGTGGAAGTGTTGCATTATCCAATATAAAAAATGCAACGTGTATAAATATAGGATTAGGATCAGAAGAACAGGTAGGTAAACAAACATTAAATATAGTTAGTTTGGATGGAGGTGGATCATCGCTTCATATTAATAATAATCATATTCTACAGAGAGAAGAAATTGAAATTAGAACGCTGGATAGTTTTAACATTGAAAATGTAGGCTTTATTAAGATTGATATAGAAGATAACGAATTACAAGCACTACAATTTGGTCAAAATACTTTAAAAAATTCAAATTATCCAAAAATATTGTTTGAAATGAATAGTGAAAATCCACAATTATTAGATTTTCTAAAGGGATTAGAATATGATATAGTTAATGTTAATAATTGTAATTGTAATAATATGTTTTTAGCCGTGCACAAATCAGACGATCAAAATATTATATATTAGCATCTAAATGCAAACGCAAATATACCAACTGCTATTATCCCTAATGCGATGCCCATATGGTAATTAAATTGCATCTCTCTATACATTTGTAACCAAGCCTTTACTTCAGTTGAATTATTCATATGATTTAACATCCAATCACTTTTAGGAGACAATATATAGTAAAAATAATTTGTTACAAAACAACTAGCCATAACAGTACATACCAAAGAATAATTTCCAAATCTTCTTCCCTTTATTTTAAGATTGTAATATATGATAAAGAGAGAAATAATTAAACCCAGACCATAACCATAATAACTTATCATAAGTCTCTCTTTAGATATTTTATCGTACCTGTTTTGTAAATCAGTAGGAAGTTTAGATTTATACATTTTTACAATTTCACTTTTGTCTGTAATATTGTAAAAATAAATCATACCTATAACAAAAATAGCAGATATTATGCAACTAATTGAACAAGCCATTATATATTTTATTAATAAAATATATAATTTATTTTCACATATATTTTTATCACATATATTTTTATTCATTTATATATCAATTAAAAATCTTCTTTTGTACCAAGTATATTTTACTATGAAATAAAATATAATATTTTTTATTAATAATATAATGTCTCAAGTCGTTATTTTAAAACTCCCATCGGGCTCTCAACCTCCTTTAGGATATACTTATGTAAGAAGTACACGTAGTGGTGATATTTATCATAAAACTATAAATGTAGTTACGCGTGAAGAAGTAGATGATTTAAGTGAATTATTTGTAAAATTTGGTGTAAGTAATGTAGCTGTAATTCCTGCATCGGCCGAAAATGATTTTTTAAACGCGTTTACAGGGTTATCTATAGGTGGGAAAAAATCTAGAAAATCTAGAAAATCTAGAAAATCTAGAAAATCTAGAAAATCTAGACACGTATAAAGAAGTATCAATTAAATAATAAGAGAACAATGATATTAATAATGACCGTTTTTATATGAAGTATTTCTATATGTATAATATATAAATGAAGATTTATGATAGTTACATTATTTTGATATTTATAACCAAACTAATATTTATCTCTTTATCTGTTATGCATTTCTATTACAAAATAAAAGGACAAACAAATACAGAAATAGATACAAAAATAGTATATTGGAAAGAAAGAGTTGAATTTATATTTGTAGGATTAATGGCTATATTACTAATATATTTATTTAATCCATTAACAACCCGAAGCAACCATTTAGATTATGAAGCAAAACTAATGTTATACTTATTTGGATTTCTATTGTTAATAACTGCTAAATGGGATGTATTTATTAAAGAAAGCAAACTATTTCTTTATTTTCAAGAATCTCTTTAACTATTTAACTGTTATTTACATACGCTTTCTTTGTGCTAAATAACCTGCAGCACTTCTACCAACCATACCAACATCTGCGTGTGGTTTATAAATAAATGTACCTTTACTTACAGTATAACATAAAGTATTAGAGCAACCGTTATACATTTTATTGTAAGGCAGTTTTGTAGTATCAAACATAGTTTTAAAATTTGTAGCTTTATTTAAACGTCCAGATGGGTAAGACGTAATATTAGAAGTAGCCGATGATCCTGATAAAAATGATAGCATTATAATATTAGTGAATAAAAATAATATTATAAATACAAGTAATTAATGTCTACCACAAGATCCGCAACCGGGTCTAACATTAAAAATGCGTGTTACCATAGGTGCATTCAGTGCAGAAGGAGTAGCCTTAGCACTAGAAGGGATTTGAGCAAGTACCGGTCTATTTAAAGGAGCAACATTTCTAACAGAGTTACCATTTGATAAAGACATTTTAACAACAGCAGGCATTATACATATAAATGAATATAAAAATTATAATAAATAAATTCTGTCTAGATTAATAAAGTTTTCTAAATTATTTTTCTGTAATATATTTAATTAAAAAATTCTTGTAATGCAGGATAATTTGGTAAAAGACAAGTATATCCATAAGTATTATTTGCATAATTTAAAATAAACCCGGTTTTAAAACTAACTCCGTTCATTTCAGCTCCACAATTACAAGGAAAATACAACATCAAAGCAGTAATATTTTGTGTTTCAACAATTCCATTATCAAATTCAATTTCATAATTATCTCCATCCAAAACTTGCAGTATAGTAGCTCTAGTAAAAAAATTGTTTCCACTTTGCATTGCGTAGACAAAGTCGCCAACATTAAAAGCATATTGTGCACTAGGATATGGATAATACAAAGGGTTATTATAAATTTGAATATTACTAGCTGTATTATTGGTTTGAATTGGACAATCGCATTGACTACTACTTACAATACTCGTTTTCGTAGTTTTGGCTCCATATACAGGGAAAGCGGGATTGAATGGAATCACAGGAGTTCCAAAATTAGGCGGTATGACTCCACGTCTCAAAGGTCCTTTACCCTTTAATCTATTTAAATATCTATCATACGAATTATGCTTGATATCACAGCCAACACCCCCAGGAGATTGTCCTCCAGGTCTACTAGATGTGACGGAAGTATGTTTTCTGTTTAAACTACTGTTGGAACCAGTAGGAACAGCTGTTTTTTGTACACTAGGTATAGGTCTATCACTCATTTGATTCCAACATACACCGTAAGTTGCTACAGTAGGTTTTTGATAAGCATTCAATGACCCTAAATTTGAAGTGTATAAAGAGGCTGGTACACGAACCGTATTTTGGATTTGTTTCAAACGTTGATATTGATTTGCAGGTGTATTAGAGGTTAAATTTGTGTCACTGGATCTAATTCTATAGTAAAAAGGTTGCAATCCAACTAATTTATTCGGATTATTGTATACGATTGATGTTCTAGAAAATGGAATCATTATATATAATATAAGAGAATAAAGTTAAAAAACAAAAATTGGTTTCATATAAAATATTGAAATGTTCAGCATTTTATATTATGTACAGTATGTATCTTTCTTTTGGTATATAATTTCCATTATATAATTTCCATTATATAATTTCCATTATATAATTTCCATTATATAATTTCGTTTATCTAATTTCTTTATAACGAATATAAAATAATCTATACAACTAAAGATACGATATAAAATGTATTGTATAAATAAAACAAAATGGAAAATCTTTTACAAAGAGTTCTTCTTCTCCCAAAAGTGATCCAGGATTTGATTTATGAATACAATGTAGATCATAGAAAAATGATATATTTTGTACAACGTGAACTTATTCAAAAACACGTTCACATAAAAACAATGAAATACGTATTTATAGAATTAGAAAACAGGAATTATCGTTATGGATGTATAAAGTGCAAGAATTGTTTGATATGGATTTATGATTCAGATAAATTTCAAGATCATATTTTTGGACACCCTCTTTGTAGCGATATTTGTAGATTTTATTATATTTGTAAAATTTCTCCACCAGTAAAAAAATATTACACAAAATCTTTGAAGGATTGGCAAATATGATATTTTATTATTAAATAAAGTAACGAAAAATTTGTATATTTAAAGTAGAAACTAGAAAGTAGAAACTAGAAAGTAGAAAGTATAAAATAATAAAATTGATTTTAAATAAATATGAATAACAAGAATCATATTTAAAAATGAATAAACACTCAGAAATACCGAATAGAATTAAACAACCTGCATCTTGTTGTGTATATTGTGGAAAAGGATATAAAACAAGAACTGGTCTGGACAAACATATTGTATTATGTGAAGTCATTTATAAAACGAATAAAAATAAAAATACGTGTACAACATCTATATTAGATGAGGAAGATGAAGTACCCTCTCAACGAAGAATGTACCAAATTATATTAGAGTTGAGTCAAAAATGCAATAAATTGGAACAACAATTAGAAGAAGTAAATAAATGGGTTGTTAAAAAGAAAAAGAAAATCAATGTTTTAGAATGGCTAATAACTGGGAACAGTAATCCCGCTATACCATTTGCTAAATTATTAGACCAAATAATAGTTATAGAAGAAGATATAGAATACTTATTACACAATACTTTTATAGATACCTTAGGTGAAGTCTTTTCAAGAACAATATTTCAAACAAATGATACATTTAAGTATCCAATCTGTGCTTTTGTTCAAAAACCGAATGTCTTTTACATATATGATACGAATAGGGAGTATGAAATAAATCAACCAGAACAAATAGATAAAAAAGAATATATATGGAAAGAGCTTACGAGAGAAAACCTAATAAAGTTTTTGAATTTGATTCACCGAAAAATTTCTAGAGCTCTTTCTGAATGGAAAAAGAATAATAACGAAAGAATAAAATCTTGCGATAGTACATCTAATTTGTACGATAAGACAATGATTAAATTAATGGGAGTAGAATTCAAACAAGATTCTACCTTGTCAAGAATTAGAACAATGATGTATAATAAAATGAAAACAGATATGAAATCATTAATTGAGTATGAATTTGAGTTTTAGATTCCAATTAATAAATAATTATGAGAGCCCTAATTAATAGTTATCAAGACACTCGCTAGAACAACAAATCATATCACATCCACGCCAACACCAAATCCGTTTGATAATTTTTTTATCACAAACTTCACAGTATTGGGTATACTCTATATCTTTTAAAACCCATTTCATTTTTTCTCTATGTTCTGGGTTAAATTCATATATATGTATTATTAATTCGTGCGGCAATTTATAAATAAAATCCATTGTTAATTTTAATTTACAACCCTTAACAAATTATAAATCAAATCAATTTTATTTTTCTCATTAGCATAATATGAATGGTTTTTGTATGTCTACAAATTCATCCAAAGATTTATTTTCACACGTATCCAAAAAAAACAATGGATGATGACCAGAACCAGAATAATAGTTATTTTGGGGCAACATCAACAGATGAGGATATAAAAAATATTTTGTTGTAGGTGGATTCAAATTAACAATTTTTAACCATTCACTATTTACTATATCATATATGTATAGTGGTTTTACATATATTCCTATTACACCTGTATCATATCTTGACATACAGTTTTCAACTATGCCTATAAATGTTGTTTCAATATTAACCGTTCTAACAATATCATTAATGTTTTTATAATAAATACCGTTATATTGAATTATATCTCCATCATTTATATTAATTTCTTTACTATTTTCTTTTATTAATATACGATTATTATTTCTTATTATAATTTCCATATTTATGAATTATAATAAAATTTTGTATTTATTTGATTTTTATTTATTTGATTTTTATTTAATATAATGATCTAAACCAATATTAAACCGATGGGAAAGAAGGTTGCATAGCAATACCACAAATACCCGCATCATTTGTTGATTCAGAACGTCCAATCTTTACATAACCCTTATCACCCCAAGTAGCACTCCAACTATTTTTTACTAACCAATACTTTTGCCCATTCTCCTCGCCATACCCTACAACAAGCACACCGTGATCCAAATTAGTACCACAACTAGAAGAAGTTAACACACCACTAGAATAAGATTGAAAGTAACGAGTATCCGCCTCAATAGCAACAGAAACAGGCTGACCAGCAACAGCTGTCTTCAAAGACAATTGGTCATTCGGTTTAACATCATAACAAGAAGAAATATCAACCACTACAGAACATTTTTTGCAGGTACCGTCCTTAGCAGTATAAGGGTAAGAAGCAAGTGAACACTGTCCGTTTTCAATCACATACTTGAATCCTCCTTCCATTTGCCCACCACTGCAACCGTGACTACCATAAGACAACCCTGTTGCACAATCAACCAATTGTTGCTCAGAAAGATCAATCAATTGTCTACCAGAAATTGCCCAGGCTCCTTCAACAGCACCAGTAGACGAAAAAGACCAACAAGAACCACATTGTCCCTGATCTTTAACACTCGTTACAGCACCATTTAATCTCCAGTCAACAGAAGCAGGAAGAGCTGCAGAGAGACTAGTAGATACAAAAGTCTTGCATCCATAACTACCTACAACTTGAACATCTGGTTTTACACTTCCAATATACAAACTCTTGAATTCTTCGGGAGTCAAATCAGTGAATTGATTCACTCCCATAGTAAAATTTTGTCTTTCATCTAAATTGTGCAAAATAATAGATCTCAGATTCGATCTAAAAATAGCAAAACGTCTTTCGTAATCTTCCAATGTATCATATACCTTTTGAAATCTATCCTGAAAATTCGTGAATTCTTTCCATTCATCAGAATTATCCAAAAAAGGCGACAAAGAATTCAAAAATATATTATTAGAATGATTATGATTTTTAAAAGCGGAATATACAACATTAAAAAAAGCACCTAGAAGTAGCATTAAAAGTACAGTGGTCATTGATTATGTAACTTATAATTACAAAATGTTTTTATTATGATTTAAAATATAATAAATTCATCATTGTCTAATATCCTTTATCCTAGATATTTGTTATAATATATTTGTTATACTACATATTTTTGATTAAATAACTTTAACCCCATAATAGGTATTCCAAGCTTCTTAGCATCTAATAATTTTCCAGAATCTAAATCAATATCTACCTCATCATTTTTTACTAAAACAACAAATGTGTTTTTAGATACACTAGACCCCAATTTAGCTCCGACACTTTTAAGAAAACCCTCCAATACTTTATCTCGGAAACCTGTAATAACAATCGTTTTACCAAATAATGGGTGTGAATTATCTACCGGTTGTTTATGAATACTTTCTACCAATGATTTATTTAATTTATCAACAAGTCCAATATCTTTCACAAAGTCTACAAAATCAGGTATTCTTTCTACAAATACTTCGGCTGTTTTTCTCGCCATACCCTTAATTGCAGAAACTTTGTTAATCTTGTATTCCATATTTTCTTTTGAAACCAACACATCCGGATAAGATTCCATAATCATTTCCAACTTCTTGTCACTAAAGCCTCTTCCAAACAAATTAGATGCAGCCATAATAGTAACGAGTGAAGACTCTGACAACTTATCTCTAATACCATCGTGCAATTTTGTTGCTGTTTTTATTTTGAATCCTTCTACTTGCAAAAAGTCATTCACTGTCATTTTAATAATTTTAGCTACAGTATCAAATCCAGAATGAATAATACGTGAAATATTTCCAGAACTTAATCCTTCAACGCCAATCCCTCTAAAGAATCCAGTAATGTTTTTTTCTTTCACGGTTTCATCCGTCTCTATATTTTCAAGTAAAATATCAACGTGCGTATCATTCCATTTATAAGAGACAGAAGGCATTTTCGCTTGTTCGGCAGGAACAACTACTTTCCGAATATGAGGAATTACATCTCCACTACGTATTAATTCAACGACTGATCCAATACCCACTTTATGATCATTGATAAAAGACCCGTTAAATCCGGTGGCGTACTCAATACGAACCCCTCCTAATTGAATAGGTTCAATTTGTACACGAGGCTTTAAATATCCAACTTTACTCGCTGTCCAAATAACATCCACTACTTTTGCTTCAGCAACTTGATCTGACAAAACCATTTTAAATGCAAAAGCATAGTCTGGATTTCCATCCTTTCTCTCATAAATCTTATTATCCGTAACAATAATACCATCTATCTCATATACATAATTTTCTCTCCAATCAACCAACGTAGAAGACAACAATTCATTGCTCAAAACGTTTTCTGTCTTATATAAAACTGTTTCAATATCTATTGTAGAGAGAAACTCAAATTGGTCTGATGGTGGGGAAACTGGTTTAATTACTTCATACGCTACAAAATGTACGTCGTGAATCGCATCATTTATTGTCTTATGATTAATAATACCTGCAACCATATTCCTCGGATTTGCGAATTTAGCCTTATATTTTTTTTCAAAAATCGCTTTTGCAATAATAAACTCACCCCGAACAACAATACCTTGTTTTTTTGGTAGACGTAAGTAAGGTATTAAATGACTAATATCTTGACCGACTTTTCCATCTCCTCTTGTATACAACTTGGGTACATTTCCTTCTGTTGTATAAAGTCCGCTCACACCATCTAATTTGCAAGACAATATATATGGTCCCTTGTATTTTTTCACCCAAGTAGGTAATGCATTCGTATCTGGTTTTATTTTATCCATTGATCCCATATGATACGGCAAAGATACTTTATTCTTTTCTACAGGAGCTCCAACCTCAACAATAGCTGGATTGGAGGGGAATTTTTGCTCTATAAACTCCTTGACAATATCGTACTCATTGTCTGTCATCAAAGGTTCTTGATTATAATACGCTTTATTTGCTTCCTTTAAAAGAGATGATAGTTGGTTTTCATTGCATTGTTGAAGAACACTGATCCCGTTTTTTTTGAAGTCTTTAATGATATTTTTACTTTTGTCATCTTCACCCTTATTTTCACCATTACTTTTATTCTTACTTTTATCGTCACTTTCACTTTCAATAATCAAAATAGTTTTATTGCGTTTTATTTTCTTTGTTACATTTTTTTTAATAGGTTCTTTTGTTTCATTTGAATTCGTTTTTGTAACATTTTCTTTAGATAAATTTGGTTTTTCAGAAGAAACTTTTTTTATAACGGCCCGACCATCAATTCTATCTTGCGGACTTTTATATTCCAAGTTCAAATAATCAAATATGTCTTTTTCGTTATGGAATTTATGGTTTACTTTATCTCCTTTCTTTTTACCTTGAAGGGAATAAAGACCGTGTTCATTCATAGTAACACCCATTTCAAGTGCTTGATGTCGCATCACAGTATTAAAAATTTTGCTCCCTGTAAAATATAAAACCGCAAAAGGATATTCTTCTGGGCTTGTATAAAGGAAATCAACACGCCGATATGTGTTATATGTAGGAATTTTTGCAACAACAAGACATTTCGTTTGACCTCTAGAGAGAACATTCTCAATAACTCCTATAGAAATTAACGAATCAATAAATGCAATAAACACTTTGGGAGAATCCGACGTAATAATGACATCAATATCGCCAGACGTTTCGGCACCGCGACGATAAGATCCTACAATTTCAAATGCAGAACCAGTAGTAGCCACCTTATTAAAAACATCTGTAAAAATAGACTCATATTCTTGAATCTCCGATCGTGGAATACGCTTTAAAATATCTTCATAATATTTTAATCCAACTTTTTGAACATCATTCAATTGATTTTGATGTTCGCGTAATTGGGGAATGGAAGTTATACCAAGATCAACTAATTCCTTAGCTTTCTTAGGACCAATTCCATATACTTCACTTAAAACAGTAATTGGATTGTTTTTCTCTCTTTCTAAAAGAAGCAGTGTACCTGTTGATACATACTCCTTTATCTTTTCCATAATAGTATCGCCAATATTAGGTTTCCCTTTTAAATCCGCTGGAGATAAAATATCTGTAGGATAAGACATAATTGTCTCTTGAGCTTTTTGGTAAGCGCGACTACGAAATGGTTCACCATTTTTAAGCATTATATCCGATAATTTTTCCATTAGATCAATCAATTTCTCATTTAGACGGCCAGTCGGTAAAACCTTTTCATTTTTATTGTCATTATCAGTATCATTATTATTTTTATTCATTCCAACTGTTTTACTATTTTTAGAAGTTATCTTTAAATGCATTTTATTATCGCCTATTTTTTCATAAAAAAGCGAAGAAGGTATTGATGAAGTTGATGATGGTTCAATAATTAAAATTTTACGAGTTTTATTTTTTTTCGTAATAGTTTTTTTCGTAAGATTTTGCGAATTATTTTTATTCATATATATAAAATGGAAAATAAAGATGAACCAATAGAAGAAGTAGAACAATTAAAAGAAGAACTACAAAAAACAGTAGAAGAAGAAGTAGTAGTAGAAGTAGAAGAATCAAAAGAAGAAGTACAACAACCAAAAGAATCAGAAGTAGAACATCCAGAAGAAGTAAAATTAGATGATTTAAAAGAGAATCCCGATTCTAAAGCAAATTCGGTAAATGTAGAATCTTGTGGTAATCCATTTAGTTTTTTGTTTAGTTTTTTCGCGAGAAAAAAGAATTAAAACAGTATTCTTTATAATAACATTTGCACCATTTAACCAGTGTAAATAAAATGTTTTGTATTATATATATATTATGTATAAAACAAAAAACGCATTATGCCTTTTCTCTCATTTAAAACGCCGATTTTTACGGTATTAAACGAAAAAAGGTATAAATTACTAATTATAAATTACAAATTACAAATTACAAAACAATTTTTATTTTTTAATTCCTTTCTTGCTTTCCATTGAGCTTCAGCCAGCGCCATTTGGTCTTCTGCTTTCCAGATACGTAATCCTTCATTGTGAAATTCTTCCTCCCTTTCAAGCTCTTCCTGATGTTTGGAAATTCTCCAATCGTCATATACTTTTTGGGAAATTCTTCCGCTCTTTACCCCTTCATACATATCTTTCTTTTCCCTTTTTGCTTCGTTTCGTTCCGCTTCTATTTCTTTAACCCATAATCTTTCCTGATTATAGTATGCGTATTCCTCGTCACACGCTTTTTGATACCTCAAATCGCGAAGGTATTTGCAGTCGTCTTCGGTGTCTTCGCTTGCGTATATCCAGTTTACAAAGTATTGTTCCTTCAAATAGGCGTGGAAATTCTCGCGGTTGGTAGGGTCATCGCGCATTTTTTTAGCGACTTCGGAAATGCGATCCTTGTCGTCCTGTGTTCCTTCTATTTCGAAATACCAGAACTCGTATCTTGGGTAAATTTTTAGTTTATCAGGCATGATAAAGTCCTTCTTCAAGCCATATTTCGTCATCATACGCATACTGTGTTTGTTCTCCCAAATCCTCTTTCTCTCAGCAGCCTCTGCCGCACGCTTTTTCTCACTTTGCTCAGCCAAAATACGGTTTTCTTCAGCAATTTTCGCAGCAACATCAGAAGGAATGCTTTTTGTCGCTTTAGCAGCCCAAGAATTCGCCTTCGCTACTTCTTGCTTTGCTTTTTCTTCTTTTCTTACCTTTTCATTGGCTTCCCAACGTGCGCGTTTTTCCTCCTCACGCTTATTCCACGCTTCTTCTTTTTGTTTTTTTAATAATGATTTAGGGCAGCTGTAATTTGTGTGTCCAAACTCCTTACAGTAGGTACATTGTTTCTTAGCGATCTCATGACACGCCTCAATTGAATGTTTACTCCAGGGAAGCCGTCTTGAACGACAGAAATCACAACCAGTCATTTTATCGTACGCGTGTTTAAAACCTTGATATTATATTAGATATATTAGAATTTGTCTTTATTCTCAATTTGTTTTTATTCTCAAAAAGTAAAAAGCATTTCATTTTTTTTTTCATTCATCATTTTTTATAGTTTACATTTTATTTATAAAGTCTTACAATACAATTTAGTGAATTTATAACAAACAATAGATTTGGTCCAAGCAAACAAGTCCTACCTTTAGATATTTAAAACATAGTCACTGTAAATTATGTTACCTCTTGTAAAATTATTGATTTTATTTTATCATTTGTTTTTTATATTTTATTATGTAATTGTTCATTCTTATTTTTCATTATTATAAAACACTATTAAAGATCTAGTAATGTAATAATGTATTAAATATAATTATGTCATTAATGGCAACACAAGTCACATTTACGGAAGTTTGGACTACTCATTCAAAAAAGTTTTATGTAAATCCATATTGGACAGTAACTCAATTTTTAGAAAGTATAAAACCATTAATAAAAAATGAGTTTTATACAAATGACTTTGAAATAGTTGAAACGGGACAAATTATTAAAGGTATATCATCAGAAGAAGCACCTGCTATAACTAATTCAGAAATAAAAATAAGGAATAAATGGGGATATAATTTAGATATATCCTTCTATGTAAGAAGAAAAAATTATGATTATTCTAAATTACGTGAATTAAGTATTAATATAAATATAGATGATCTTAAAGATATTAATACACCTACAAATCCAATGATAATTAATTTTCCTATAGTAGAGGATTGTCCTATATGCTTTGAAAATATGCAATTTATAAACAATATAAATAATTTTGGTTGTAGTCATAATATTTGTAATAATTGTTATGTAAACTATAAAATATTAAACTATAATAATTGTCCAATTTGTCGTAAGGAATTATAAAGACTTCGTACATTTTTAGTTTTTTGATTCCACGAAAATCTGTGAAATGTTCAAAGGTATAACAATTACCATTTATCAATATGTGTTTTAAATTTTGTTGAATTATAAAAGTACAATAAATATTATTATACTTTTATTTAAACTCTGTCTGAAATGTAAAATAATAGAAGAATTTGTAAAAGAAAAAAGGGTATTGGACAAATGTCCTCACTTTTAAATATTTAATTAAGTTTACAAAACAAATTACAAATATTTTAAAATTAAATCCTTCAACTTCACACCCCAACCAACTCTTGGGTATTTGTTTAAAATACCATTTCCGGATGAATTCGCTGGTCAATAGATCGCAACTCGCGCAAATAATATATCTCACTTTTAAGCGCATCATTTTCCTCCTGCAAGATTTTTGTCTGATGAACATATTTGCAGATTTCGTTCAAATCGTACCTAAGTGCTGTGATTTCTTGCTCCAACCTAGCAGCGTATGATGAATCAACCATCTCACAATCAATGTTGTTCATCATAAAGTTGTCAGTGTCATCCATTTGTTCTAGAAATTCTTCCAAATCCTCATCCTCAACATCCCAAACCGGCTTGCCTGACTCCATCATATTAGCCTCGTAGTCCGCCTCGTTAAAATCAATATTTCTGCACGCAGACACGAAATCGTCGTCCCTTTCTAGATGCAACTTTTGTTTGTTTTTGATTGGTGCATTAACCATCGCAGCAAAATCAGCGTTAGTCATCATTTTTTTAGGCGTTTCAAAATTGGTTTGACGACTCGCAGAAGTTTCATCAACAAAAACACGCTGCTTGCGAGAACCTGAAGCGTGCTTGGTACCCTTGTTTTCTAGGACAATCCAGTACCAAGGGTCGTCGTAGACAACGCGCGTTTCCTTTTCAGGATTCATCAACCTTTCTTGGAAATTACGGGCTGCATCAGTAGAATACCAATGCTCAAAATGCACGTAGACCGCATTATACTGAACATTTTCGCGATCCAGTTTAGATACAAAATCAATTCGGCTTACCTTTCCTAGTCTTAAACATTCAAAGACCCCGGCAATCTTCTCCTTGCTGATATTAGCAAAGACACGGGGAATGTAGAGACTCATATTTGCGTTCATCTTATTAGTATGCGTTTGAAGAGCTTTTAGCGGATTTATAGTATATAACTTGCAATTCATTATGATGCAAAAAGCATTTCAATTTTTTTATTTTTTTATTAAAAATTGAAATACTAAAAATTTATAAAATACGGTTTTATATTTAATTTAATTTGTATTTAATTTATAATTGAATTGTTTTAAAAATTTAATTATAAATTAATTATAATTAAATTAACTGAATAATGTCGCAACATTCTATTATGTTTATTAATAAAACGCAGATTCCTTTAAACCTGGAAACCTGGCAACCTGTAAAAAATGGTTTATCTATTAGTCATATGAAATCAATATTGGTAAAACCTTTTCAAAATATTGTTATGGAAAGCATAACAGGTGAATGGTATGTGAATACATATATAGATGATGATTCTCGACTTTGTAAAAAATTAATTGATGAAGGACATATATTAGGAGAAGAAATCGGTAAATTTAGGGATCACCCTTGTGCACAAGGAGATTATGTATGGTTGTATTCTAATAACTACGAAATGGAATATTCTGCAGGAGTTGTTACAATTACAGAAATAAAATAAAATAAAATAAAATAAAATTTCAATAAAATAATTATATATTTTTAGTTAAAATAAATTACTACATTATAAATAAAAAAATGAAATACTTTTTTACTCAATTATAAGAAGATAAGATTTAAATAAATCAAATTGCTCTGAGCAAACAAGTAAAATCAAACCAACGCGCAATTAAAAATTTTCAACTAGAAACAATGGAGTGTCCTATCTGTATGGAGCAAATTTCTGAAAAGACTAACTCGCTTGTTACTGAATGCGGGCACTGTTTTCACACAAAGTGTATGATGATGCACGTTGCTCACAATGGATTCGGATGCCCTTATTGCCGCGCGGTTATGGCTGAAGAACCTGCAGATGATGACGACTCTGAATATTATGAAATTAGCGGAGAAGAAAATGAAAGAGATGCTGCATACATATTAGACGTACAAGAGGAAGATGGAGCAAATGATGAGGAATCTGAGGACTACGTTTTGAGAGGGATGCGTATGCTATTCAATCGTGCTGAATATGAAAGCGAATTTGATGAAGAAGATGATGAAGAAGATGATATGGAAGAAGAAGAAAATAATGAACCCAAACCATCGGTTGAGTTCATTGCTGAAAAGTTAACCGCAGAAGGTGTTACCTTTGAGCAACTGGTTAAGGTTATCCTACTTGAGCACGACGAATATGCGTTCAAAAGAGAGTTTGACGATATATCTGAAGATATCTTTGGTAAAGTTAGAATTGTGATTTCTAACTATGTTCCCGAAGAAGCAGTGCCGAGGGATACGCTAATTGTTGAACCGGCTGAAATGGGTGATGCATTCGTTACTATTCGGACAAGATCAGAACCTAGACCTATATTTGCGGAAGACATTTTGACCTCTCCAACCTGCCCCGAATTGCAAAGTCTAAGCAACGACGAATTGAAAATGATTTGTTCAAACTATGGTATTAAAACAACGTTTTCAACTGATGAAATGGTGGAAATTTTAACTGATATTAAAAATAGGCTTGCGATTGTTCCTGCTTTTACCACAACGAATCAAATTTAATTGTAATAATAAATTGTAATAATAAATTGTAATAATAAATTGTAATAATAAATTGTAATAATAAATTGTAATAATAAATTGTAATAATAAATTGTAATAATAAATTGTAATAATAAATTGTAATAAATAAATAGACTTTTAAAAATAAAAAGAAAACTCTTTTTTCTTTTTATAAAAAATTGAATTCCTTTTATAACTAATTAAATATATAAATAACTTATTTAATACTAAAATGTCTTCCAATAAAGAAATGATTAACACTGATATTATAAGTAACAATGTATTATATCAATCACTCATTATTGAACAACAATCTGAATTAATAAAATTACAATCAGATCTTTTTGACAAAATGATAAACAAATATAAAGAAAAAGACGAACAACTAGATCGTGTAACAGGATGTTTGTACCAATTGATAGATGGTCTATTTTCACAAAAAAAACAGGACAATATCATAAACAATTATTATGATGCAATGTTGCAACAAGAATCACTGGAATCAGATGTACAGAATGAAGATTATTTTCCAACTACGCATCAAGGAGATAACAACGAATTTCGCATAAACAATTTAATGTATGTAATGGCTGAATTGCTAACAACTATGGAAAATAAAAAAATGATTACAAAGTTTGAAGAAAAATTCTACAAGTCAATATTAGATTCAAAAGAAGATTATACTAAACATACCCTAGATTATGATGGATATGATGACGACGCTGAAACTGTAATAACGTTTCCAGATATAGACCAAGAGGAATATAGAGAAAAAGAAAATGACATAGAAGAAGATGAAGATGAAGAAGACAATTTATATTGCGATGAAGTTGCGAAAATAACCAATTCAATAAAAAATACTTGTCGCAATTACCCTAGTAAAATAGAATTTAATGACAACTTTTATGGCAATTATTAATGATAAAAAATAAAAATTATAAAAATTATAAAAATTAATTTAGTAGAGATAAATTACATACAAATTTAATCATCTATTTTTTCTTCAGATAATTCGGGTAGTGCTACTGCTTCAACATATTGGTAATCTATAAATGGATTACTATTACTATCTATAGGTACGTGTATCGCATTTTGAATCGGTTCCGCAATAACAAGAGGTATATACACTTCTGTATCATTCATATAGGTAGTCAGAGATTCGTAAAATTCCTTCACTTTTTTATTAATACGGATTCGTTTTGCATCAAATGATGTTAAATATAAACCATCCAAACTTTTAACTCTTGAAAGCGCAACATAAGTTTGACCACATTCAAAAATCCCGCTTCCAACATCTATTTCAGCCGTATCTAATGTAGCTCCTTGAGATTTATGAATCGTCAAAGCCCACGCCAAAATAAGTGGTACCTGGGATACGCCAATTCCTGGTATTTTATCACTTGCCCATAAGTGCCTCATCATAACCATTTCAATACCATTATTATATTTTACGCGAGGACAACACGTAACTGTACAAAATCCTACTATAATTCCTTGACTACCATTGCATACCTCAATCCCTCGGTCCGATTGAATATTCACTATGCACATAACTTGTGCGCCAATTTTTAATTTCATTTCTTTTTCACAAATTAAATTACTAGCTAAGAAATCCAACTCTATTTGAATGTCTTTTTCACTAAATTCACTTCTCAAAACACGTTCATTTTTTGTCATTTCAATATCCTTTAAATATTTCAATTTAAATTCTTTTTCTTCACCGCTTAAAGAAGCCATTTTGCCAATGTTAATTCCTTCTACTTTATTTTTAGTAGGGTATAGTTTGGTTGGCTCGGCTACTAATTTTGGATCTAATTCTCTCCCGACATATTGAAGAAGCAAATCATTGGATTTACGTTTTATTTTTCCTTCGCGAATTTGATTCAAAATATTGGAATAAATTTCATCTGTTTGCCTAAAAATCTTTACTAATTGAATTTGACAATCGCGGTGAAATACTGAATTCCAATCATCACTTTCAAAACAAAATCGCATTGTATCTGGTTCATCTTTGTTACCTACAGGCGGTAGTTGGTAAAAATCTCCGGAAAATATTAACTGAATGCCTCCAAATGGTTTGAAATTTCCTCTAACTGCTTTACCAATTTCATTTAATATATTGAATAATTTCAATGATAACATACTTACTTCATCTACAATAAGTATATCGGTTTCTTTCCAAATAGCTTTTGCAAATTTATTTTTTTTAATTTTTGTAATAAGTTGTTCACAAGAACCATTTCCCAACCCAATACCACTCCACGAATGGAGCGTTTTTGCTTTGCAATTTAATAATACTGCAGCACAACCAGTAAGAGCAGTTACATAAATATTCTTACCTTGATGGTATGCGTGCTGATTGATTCTTTTAATTAGTTCTGATTTACCAGAACCACCTGGTCCAGTGATAAATATATTATGACCACGAATATATTTATCAAATGCAAACTGTTGTTCTCTTGAAAATTCCATTTATTATATTATATTGTATAATATGCTTTATTACGGTTTTAAATATCAATTTTATTTCATATAATAATAAATATAATTTATTGAGTTATTTTCATTTATAAATAATATGAAAACTACATATAATGTTTACTATAAAAGAAGAAGAAGAAAAAGAAGAAAATAAAATAAACAAAATTTTATTATTTGGCTCAACAGGAATGTTGGGAAGATATATTTATTCTTATTTTAAACAACATACGATTATTGAAGTTGTTCCTATTAATTACCGAATTAGTAACGATAATTTTGATTTATTAGAAAAAGTACTTCTTGAAAACAATATTAACAATAAAACGTGTGTAATTAATTGTATTGGATTAATACCACAAAGAAAAAATAAGAGTACTACAGATACAGAATATTTTTTAGTGAATAGTATATTTCCTCAAATATTGTGGTCAATTTGCAAAAGATATAATGCTAAAATGATACAACCAACGACAGATTGTGTATTTTCTGGTAAAAAAGGCGGTTATGTAGAATCAGATTCACACGACGAAACGAATTCATATGGTATGAGTAAATCATTAGGAGAGCCCGCTGGTTGTACGTGCATAAGAACATCTATTATTGGAAAAGAAGTATTAAATAAAAAATCATTTTTAGAATGGGTAATATCAAATAACAATAATAAAATAAATGGCTGGACGAATCATATGTGGAATGGAATAACGTGTCTAGAATATTGCGAAATAATAGAAAAAATAATAAAAGAAAAATTATTTTGGTCTGGAGTTAGACACATATATTCACCGACACCAAAAAGTAAGTATGAAATGTCTAAGATGATTGCTGATATATTTGATCTAGGTATTGAAATTAATGATGTAAAATCAAACGAACCGTGTGATAAAACTTTATTGTCAGATTATGATAATTTATTTGAAATAAAAGAATTATACATTCAAATTAACAAATTAAAAAGTTTTAAATTATTAATACTATAATATAAATGGAAACATTATTAAGAAATAAAAATCATATTTTTAACATTAAAAAAAAAGTAGAGAATTTAGATGATTCTTTGTATTCACACCATAGAATCAATCATTTTACAATAGATAAAAATACAGTATCAATAGTAATGGCGTCATCAAATCGTAGTGAGCAAACATATTTTACATTGAAAACAATATCAGAAAGTATATACAAAAATATTCAAGTTATTCTTGTGGATGATTCAGATACAGATCCTATTTATGAAAATGTATTACAAGAAAAAAAATACCCTTTTATTATAGATTTAATAAAAATAAAACGTGAAAATAAAAATTGGCATAATCCACTAGTAAATTATAATATTGGATTTAAATTTATAAAAGGAGGAAAAATAATCATTCAAAATCCAGAGGTATGTCATATAGGAGATGTTGTAAATTTTGTCAATGAAAATGTAGTAACAGAAAATAATTATTATGTATTTGATGTAAAGGCTAGTTTAAATTTTGATACAAATAAAGAAATATATAACAAAGATACGAGTACTATTTCAATTTTTAATGAAAATTTATTTTTATATTGGTATCAAAGTGAATACGAACATAATAGAAATCTACATTTTTTAACTGCTTTAACAATTGATACATTCAATAAGGTTAAAGAATTTAGTTATGACTTTACTATGGGTGCTTCTTGGGATGATGATGATTTTTTATTAAAAATTAAGTCACAAAAGATAAATATAATAAATATTTATCATAATAATTATAATGTAGGTGGTATACATTTATATCATATTATCTCCACCCAATCTTGGGATAGAGGAGTAGAATTGAATCAACCCATATTTATAAAAAAACAACATATATATAATTTGACAGGAGAATATGTTGATGTAACAAATAATATTGAAGATTTTGAACAAAAATATATTAAATTAGTAAATATGATATAAAATAGTATAAATATTTCATTATAGTTATGATTATAATGAAAAAAACCGTTGTTACGATTACAGGAATACGTCCAGATTTTATTCGTATGTGTAAAGTTTTTAAAGAGCTAGACCAAGAATGTAATCATATATTAGTTCATACTGGACAACATTATGATTCATTATTAAGTGACGTTTTTTTCAAACAACTTGGTATTAGAGATCCAGATTATATATTAGATACAGGAAAAGTAAGTTCAAACCATTTTGAGCAGTTAGCTTATTTATCGGTTGAAATACCAAAATTATTTGAGGAGAAAAAAATAAAACCAGATTTAGTTCTATTTTTGGGAGATTCCAATTCAGCAGGAGTATCTTTTCCATTAAAAAAAGCAGGATACAAAATAGGTCATATTGAAGCAGGTATGCGATCCTACGATAAACGAATGTTGGAAGAAATAAACCGAACCGTATGTGATCATTGCAGTGATATATTATTTGTATATCACGATGATTATAAAGAACAACTAAGAAAAGAAAATATAACAGAAAATGTATTTGTAGTGGGAAATACCATTGTAGAGCCATTTCAAATATTTAGTGCAAGCATAATGAATAAGCCGAAAGAAAACAATATGATTTTATTGGACATTCATCGTCCAGAGAATTTTAAATACACACATCGTCTAAAAAATATATTTGCCTTTGCAAATCAATGTATTGAAAAATATAATATTCCTGTTAAACTGCTTTATTTCAAAAGATTAAAAGATGAAATAGATAAACATTCCTTGGAATTAGGAAAAATAGAAATGGTACCATTATATGCATACAAGGAGTACTTAGAAACCGTTTATCATTGTAAATTCATTATAAGCGATAGTGGAACGGGTCAAGAAGAACCAGCACTTTTAGGAACACCAGTGATTGTTCCTCGTGATTTTACGGAACGTCCACAAAGTTATGAAAATAATTGCAGTATAAAATTTGAGGCAGAAAATATGGAAAACACAGAAAAAATAGAACAAATATTTGAATGGTTAGAAAATATATATTCTGGAGATGTTAAGATAGATTCATCGTGGTTAGGAGAAGGCAATACAAGTAAAATAATAATAGATAAAATTAAAGATTATTTTGAGTAAAAGTAAATATATAATAATACATATATTTTGTATAAATGATCCCTAGAATATTTTTTACATACTGGGAAGGCGATCAGCTTTCTTGGCTGCATTATTATACAATATATTCAATAACTAAATTAAATCCGAATATATCAATAACAATTTACACTTCAAGTATTAAATCAAATAAATTTGTGCAATGGAATAGTTCAGAACACAATGTAAATATTGTTAATAATATTAGTTTAGAGAAAATATTAAATATTAGTGATAAAATACTGTTAAAAAGTATAGATTTTGAAAAAGAATATAATATACAAAATAATATTTCGTATGTTTTTAAAGCAGATTTTATTAGAATTGCAAAATTATATGAACACGGTGGAATGTGGTTTGATTTTGATATTTTGTTTATAAAAAAAATACCTGATTTTGTTTTTGATACTATGAATGATATTTTATATTTTAGATATTGTGATACTATAGCAACTGGACTACTATTTTCATCTCCAAAAAATTATACAATAACACAAATATATTTAAATGCGTGTAATATTATTTCACAAATTAATGATAAATCTATTTCTTTTTATCAAATAATAGGACCAGACTTATGGAATAATCATTATAATATTGGATTTGTTAATTCAAGACGTTTAGAAAATGAATTAGTATATCCTTATTTGTGGAATGAGATTCATTTGTTTTTTAATACTAATATTGATAATATTAGAAATGAAACATTTGCAATTCATTGGTATAATGGGGCAAAAGATGCTAAAAAATATATAAATATGTTTGATGAAACTAAAATAATTAATTTAAATATAACAGATACGAATAATTATGTTGTTGATAAATATTTATATTATATAAAAAGTATTTAGATAAATAAAAAATATTTTCATATTAGAATTTTTTGTTTTAATATATGGAATAAAAATAATAAAAATAATAATTATAAAAATATAATTATTATTTTTATAAACAATATGGTAATATATAATAGCAATAGCGTATATTTTATTACATATGGTATTGAAATGATATGGATGATTAACAAAATATAAACTAATATAAAATATTACAATTAACTAAATTAAATGGCATCTTGAAATGGAAATTGCGAATGTTTAACTCGTTGTGATTGTGAATGTTTTAATGAAGAAACATATGAATATAATGAAGTATGCGTTTGTGGTAATAGACAACATAATGGTTATCGTCATTCTAACCGTTGTATAGTGTTTAAATGTAGAAATCATAAATACACAAATCAAGTAAAAGATTGTTGTATTTGTTTAGAAAATAAAATTATGGTAATACTAAAATGTAATCATAAAGTTTGTAATAATTGTTGGTATAATATTACGAAAGAAGGTTTTGGAAGTAACTACCAACCCCCACTATATCCTTTATGTCGTAATTTGAATAATTGGAGTAAATAATGGGCATTTTAAATATAGAAAGGTGTAAAACTATATCCATAATATCTATATGGATTTTATTATAACCAATTAAAATACTAATTAAAACGCATTTAATAAATATAATTATATAAAACCACGTAAATGAATATAAAAATATATAAGATTAATATTTATATTTATAAAATGTCAGTTATAAATAATAATATAAGCAATTTTTATTTAAATAAAACTCCATTTCCGTACGGTAAATTAGATCATTTTTTAAATCAAAATTTTGCTAGAGATTTGCAAAAAGAAATATTAAATATTCCACAAGAATATTGGGATAGATATAATAATCCATTTGAACAAAAATACACACTAAGGGACAAGTACAATTTTCCTCCAAAACTTAGTCAATTATTTGATGAATTAACTAATGAGGCATTTGTAACAAACTTATCAAAATTAGTAGGATATAATTTATTGTTGGATACAACACGTAATTTTTGGGGGGTACATACCTATGGTTCAGGGGATAAGTTGGATATTCACGTAGATGCAGGATTGCATCCAACACTACAATTAAAAAAACAGGTTACTCTTGGCATATATTTAAGTTATGAATGGAAAGAAGAATATGGCTGTCAATTAGAGATATGGAAAGGCGAAAACGCTTCAAAAAATGATGCAACCATTGTAGAAAAAGTTGATAGTATTGCACCATTGTTCAACCGTCTAATACTATTTACGTGTAATGATTACGCTTGGCACGGAAACCCTGAACCGGCAAACTGTCCTCAAGAAAGTAGACGCATTTTTATAACGCTTTCTTATTTGAGTGAAAATTTTGAAGATGATAATAAACGGATGAAAGCATTTTTTGTAGCTAGACCAAATGATCCATTTGATGAAGAAAAAGATAATTTACGATTATTAAGAGCGGATCCAGAAAAATATAAAGAAATTTATAGAATTTAATATATTTAAATTTAAATTTAATTATAAATATATTTTTAATTATAAATTATGTCCTACTGTATTATATTTGGAACAAGACCAGAATATTTAAAATTAAAACCAATAATTGATGAATTTAAAATTAGAAGTATATATTGCGATGTTATTTATATACAACAGCATACACAAATTGATGAAGAGCTTGATTATGTATATAAAACATTGACTATTGAGGATTCTACAACCAATGATAGGTTATGTACGATTGGTCAACAAATATTAAAAAAACTCCCAAAATATATAGAGGATTCTACCCATATAATAGTACAAGGTGACACAGCCTCCGCTTATTACAGCGCATTAACTGCGTTTCAAATGCAAAAAACAGTCATCCATATTGAAGCTGGTTTAAGAACATATGATTTAGATAAACCTTTCCCTGAAGAGGCATATCGACAAATGATATCAAGAATTGCATCTATACATTTTACACCTCACAATGATTCATCTCAGGTCTTGTTGAATGAAAAAGTATCAGGAAAAATATATAATGTTGGAAATACAATTTTGGATTTAATAAAATCATATAATTTAGAGTGTACTATGTCAAATACGGTATTGATCACATTTCACAGAAGAGAGAATTGGGGTAAAATTGACATTTTGTTGACTGGTTTAAAAAAATTGGTACAAAAAACACCACATATAAAGTATATTTGGTATTTACATCATAACCCGAGTCTTCAGCAAAAAGTAAAAGAAGCTATTAAAGATATTCCATCAATAGAATTGCAATCGCCTCGTGATCATAAAGAATTTACAAAACAGATTGCTAGGTCTAACTTTTTGATTAGTGATTCGGGCGGCATTCAAGAAGAGGCCTCTTTTTTGGGGAAACATTGTATTGTCTTGCGTGCATCAACCGAAAGAAATCATATTCCTGGAGACTATATTACAGTATTGGAAGACTATTCAAAAGTGGATGAAATATATGAAACAGTTCCTATTGAACATTTACCACAATGTAATGTCTACGGTTATGGGGATAGTGCAAAACAAATAGTAGATGTGTTATTCGTTTAATTTTTTTAAACTTTATATTTAAACAATATAATGCAAGTTCACAGTAGTCATTTAGGTAATTATGTGGTCCCATTAAATGTTAAAAACGGTGTTTGTATAGATATTGGAGGAAATACTGGTCAGTTTTCATTAAAATATAAAGATTTTTTTAAAACAATTCATATTTATGAACCTCAAAGAGAATGTTATGAAATAATTAAAAAAAATATTGATGGATTAATAAATATAAAACTATTTGATGAAGCAGTATTTCACACATCAAACTTGCTAGTAAGTTTAGCATCTCATCATAATTTTGATAGTGGTAGTGTTGCAGTTGTAAGTGACATTATTAAAGAACCAGAATGGAACACAAATATATTAGTAGAGAGTAATATAAAAACTATATCATTATCAGATATAACAGAAAGAATTGGTGGTTGTATAGATTATATGAAAGTAGATTGTGAAACCAGTGAATATAATTTATTAATGGATAAAGATTTAAGTAAAATAAAATATATGGGTATTGAGTTACATTGGCAGATGGGTAAAGATAATTTTAATAAACTTGTAAATCATATATTAAAATATTTTAATAATAAATCAAATATTACTTTAGATTATCCTATAGGTTATAATATTGAATGTTTATTTGAATCCAAATTTATATAATACCTAAATGACGGTCTTGTAGGTTTTATTCAAAACAAATAGCGAGATAAAATTCACATAAGATTTGTATTCACTCTAATTTTTTTCAAGTGAATTTAATTACATTAAAATAGTTGTTTGTATACAGTAGCCAAAATATTATTACACAAATAATATTTTGTAAAATTTTAAGAAAACACCATAAAGTTGTGAGTGTTTTTGTAGGTATTCACTTGTAATATAATTTAATTATTTCACATATATATTTTATTTCACTATCTTTCAATAATGTATGACTAGGTAAAAACAACCCATTCTTTGATATGTATTTGGAATTCATTAATTCTTCATTATTTAAATACATTTCAGTTTTATTTATTTCTGGATATGTTATTCTAGTTTGTATATTATGTTTATTTAAAAATAATGCTAAATCATCTCTATCATCAACATATATATCAATAAACCAAGGTATCCATTCATCATTTAATGGCGGAATCATTTTACAACAATTAGTTATTTCACTTAATTCACTATAATATAAATCAAACATTTCTCTCATTCTTTTTATTCTATACGGTAATTTTTTCATCTGTTCAATACCAATAACAGCTTGTATGTCAGTAAATTTAAGGTTTAATCCAAAGACTTCGTATATTTCACTACCACCTTCTTTTCTACCAAAATTTTTGATCATATTCATTTTATTATAAAATTCTGGATTGTTTGTTAATAAAAACCCTCCTTGCCCAGTAGATATAATTTTAGGAGTACTTAATGAAAAACACCCAATATCTCCATATGTCCCGATGTGTTTACTATTCAAGAAACATCCCAATGATTGAGCAGCGTCTTCAACTAAAAATATATTTTGTTGTTTACAGTAATCAACTATATCAGTTAAATTTTTGGTTCTGTTATTCAATGATACATGTAAAATAGCCTTTGTTTTTTGAGTAATATGTGCTTCAATAATTTCTTTTGTTATAGTTCCGGTTTCAGGATCCACATCAATTATAATAGGATTTGCACCAACTGCCTTTATTGAATTTATGGAAGCAATCATTGTATAGTTTGGAACTATTACGTCATCATCTTTTCCTATATTTAAACTATAAAAAGCTAACATTAATGCAGTTGTTCCACTTGTAGTCATAGAACAATACTTTGATCCAGTGAATTCAGAAATCATTTTTTCTAATTGCATTGTCTGTTTAAATTCAGTTACAAAATTTTCGCCCGTTTTCATATATTCATAACAGGCATTCGCCTCGTTTATATCAAAATTAGGTCTTGTTTGAATAATTTTATCCTTAATATGAAACCAATTATTGTAAATATTATTAATATTATTTTTAAAACATATTTGGTAATATCCTCCTATTGTCATTTTTACTGGAATTCTATCATCTCTTGGATTGGTATAAACTATGTTATTGTTATTTATATAATTTTTGTAATCTTTCAATAAAATTAGTCTAAAATCTAATGATATACGGATGTCATTTTCTATATTTTTTTCATTATAATGTGTGCATTTATTCCCATTAAAATATAATAAATCTCCGTAATCTAAATCAATTCCTTGAAAGTCATTTTTTCCAGGTTCGCTTTCAATAAACATTCTATTTGTACCATACATTTTTGTAATTGGTAATAAAAAATTTTTTTCCCCTACTGGATGATTTCCTATATGATCTGAGTCATAATGTGGAGGTATAACAACATTATTAAAATACTGTATTCTAATGCTAGGGAAACTTTGATAAATAAATATATCTTCATCTGGAAATAAATTTCTGTATATATCTTGAATTAATTTGCAGTACAATTTTTTAAAAGTATCATTATTTTTAATATCTTTATAAAATATTTTATGTAAATCTGTTTCAACATCGGCTAGATTGTTATTATCTAAGTTTTCATTTGATTTTAAATGTAATTGTTGTAAATTTTCATATCCATATAATGACCTAAAATATTCGGCAAATTTGTGGTTAGATTCGTTAAATTTAAATGTAGTATGATTTCCAAAAGTAGATTTTAATATAAAGTGAGACATATTATATTAAAATTTATAATTAAAATAAATACTTCTATAAAACGTACTAATTGTTTTATTAGAACTTTAACTTTTTGCTAAAAATGTTAAGACAAAATTAATATTTTTATAAACTAAATTAATTTATTTCATATGTGGTAACAAAGATTTTTAACAATAATCTTTTATATGCAGATATGAAGAAATACGTTAAGTTAAAGAACATTTAATAATTATTCGTTTTGTATAAATTTCACTTTACTTTAAAATATTTAATTTTAATGATTTATTAACTATGATATAAATTTGTGTATTTTTTTCTCAATATAGTCAACCCATTATTGACAGGTATTGTTGAAAACTCCCAAAATTGTGGATTTAATTCTGCAACAGCACGATATGGTCCTCCCTCTGCCCATTGCCCATCTTTCAAAGTTAAATCAGAGTGATAATGTGGTACATGATTTCCATACATTAAATCATGCAATAATATTATAGATTTAGGAGATACTATTTTATCAATATAATCTAGTTCTTTTTTCACGTGTTTATAAGCGTGCCAGTCATCTATATATATTAAGTCAAATACTTCTTTTTTATTTACATTTTCTAAATATTCTAACGCATCTATTTGTTTAAATTCTAATAAATTTTTTAAATCATCAGGTGGATTAAATGTAGTATCATTAATATCTATAGATGTAACTTTACCTGAATTTATTTTTGCTGCCATTAATAAAGGTAAAGTAGTTTTTCCATCTCTTACACCTAATTCTAATATGTTTTTAGCGCCCAAACTAACTGCTATACTAAATAACGTCAATAGGTGTTTGTCTGAATCACCACTACCTATTAACACGTCATTAAGTATAGAGCTTAATAATGTATTCATATTAGGATCCATATATAATTATATAATTATATAATTATATATGAATTTACGCATTTATAATTAAAAATACTTATTATATAAAATCCTCAATATTATATTAAAAAAATAAAAATTTAAATATTTCGTATTCGTGTAATTGATCCATAGGCCAAGGAGGCCGTGTTTTTGTGTAAAAATCATATTTATAAATTATATCAGTATTTCTAACTAAATTAAATTGATAATTATCTTCACCGAAATATTCACCAGCATAATGTAATATAAGAATTTTAAAATTCAAATTAGGGTATTTGTTTATCATTATTTTAATTAAATTATCAAATTCATCATCACTAATATTTAAACTAGCCATACCATAAGAATATATAAATAAAATTTTTAAAGAATCGTTATTTATAGTATCAAAAAATCTTTGAGCAACTTTTATTTGATACTCTTTATCTTCTGGATGGTGCAAATAAATTATTTTACTTCTATCGCCCTCTCCTAATTGAAAATTATGCATAGTATTTACAACATTATTATTGTTTATATTATTATAAATATGATGCCCTAAATCATTATTTAAAATATCTAAAAGTATATCAAATTTTTCACAAGCAGCCCAATCAAAAAGATAACTTTCATTTTTTAAATTTAAAGATTTTAAAATACCTGCACTCAAACAATTTTCCCCAAGAGATAAACATATGTCAGGTTTAAAATTTGTAATCATAATATATTATATTATTTTATTTTTTATATAAGTATATTTTAAAAAATATTTATGAAACACGAGTGAATTCGTTTTATTTTTATAAAATAAAATTACTATTAAAGGCGAAATTATTATTTAGTAAAGCAGCTGCGTGACTAAAAGAACTACGCGATACTACTAATATATTACTCATAACCATATAAATATATGAATCTTTTACAGGTTCATTAATATGAAATAGTATATCTTCTCCTTTAAAATTATTAAAGTCTTCAATTTTACCTTCTGAAATAATATGAAATTTTTTTCTTGGGTTATCTATTGTATTTCTTATAGTATTAATTATATTAATAAAATAATCATCAGAAGTAAACCGGTGTGAACATATGGTCAATTGATCAATTGACATATCTTTATGCCACCCTTCGCCGTGTTCTTCAATATTATCTATATTTTTATGAAGAGATGGTCTCCTAATATGTATTGCAATATGAAAATATTCAGAGTCTAATATATCAACATTTTTATTTTCTTTAAACATTAATCTAATTTTCTTCATACTATCTGAATTCATATACATATGTATATTACTATTAATAGTATTATATGAATCCATAAAATTAATAATATTTACAATAGATATATCTTCTATATCATCAATAGATTTAAAACAATTAGATAAATTCATAATGTTTTCATATTCATCAGCTTCTTCTTGATATGTATTTTTAAGATTGGGTTTTGTATAAACAAACTCACATTTACAATATACCTCTGCGTATAAAATAGCATATATCATTGTTTGATAATTCGCACCAAAACCATCACCTCTTAATTGATTTGTATAATACATTATATATTATATATTAATACTATTTAAGTTATTATATTTATATTTTTTATCATATCCTTTATACCATTTTCTAAAGAAAATGTAGGAGTCCAATATTTATTTAATAATGAATATTTGGGCTCAGGTTTATCGCTATGATTATCACTCTTGTCTCCTTTTATAATATCTATATCAATATTATATTCTAATTTAAATATGTTTTTTATTATTAATGCTAAATCGTATATTGATACCCAATTATAAGAAGAAATATCAATAGTTTTTAAACCATCTTCATACATATTTTTTTTAATTTTATTATGATTAATAATTATAAAGTATATTGCTTCTGAAAAATCTATACTATATAAAAATTGTCTTTCGTCATTTCCTTTAGTTCTCATATGTATAATTTTATTTTTAAAAGCAGAATCAATAAAGTCTGGTATAACGTGAGATTTATCATTTATCTCTTCACTACCATAAACATTCCATAATTTAACATTTATACCATTATCTAATAAAGATACATAATGTTCGCTGATATTTTTAAGTGATCCATATGGATTAGTTATCATAGTTGACATACATGAAGTTGTATAAATAAATGGTTTTTTAGATAAATATAACGAATCAAATGTATTTAATATTATTTTCATATTATTATCAATAAAATCTTTATTATTAACATCATATTTAGCACCTCCTACATCAAATGCTAAAAATAATACATAATTAACATCCTTTAATACTTCATCAATACATTTTTTATTCCTTAAATCGTGATTATCGTTTAATTTTATATCCCATTTAATTACATTTATATTTCTTTCACATAAAAAATTATATAAAGATTTACCCAATGTTCCTTCTGAACCCAATAATAATACTTTCATATATTTTAAATATATATTTTTAATTAAATAAAAACGAATAATCATTAAAATGACTTTAACCTTAGTGTATTTTCATAAAGTATTTTATAAAATATAAAACATATATAATAAAAGAGTGATTATTTATACAATTATTTAATTGGTTTAAAAATTATAACAAGTGTAAATAATATAAATACATTTTCAATAATAAAATATGAATAATTATATAATCAGAAAATTAAACAAAGATGACTATGATAAATATTTAATAATGATAAATGAATTTAGAGAAACGGAATTTACAAAAGAAAAATTTATTGAAACATTAAATTATATACAGCCATTTTCTGAAATTTGGGTAATTGAATATGAGGATGATATTATTTCTACAGGTACTATTCTTTATGAAACAAAATTTATTTATAACAACGGTAAATTAGCACATATAGAAGATATATGTGTAAAGAAACAATACCGAAAAACTGGACTCGGTAAAATAATTGTCAATCATCTGATGAAAGTAGCAAAAGAACAAAGCTGTTACAAGGTAACATTAGTTTGCAATGAGAGTAATGCAAATTTTTATAAAAAATGTGGAATGGAAAACCGAGGTTTACAAATGTCACAATTAACTTCAAATTTTTAAATATACACCCATTCGTGATATTTTAATTTTTCTTTTACAGTTTTACTAGATCCTACTATATATTTATCTTCATTTTCATTCAAATATGACCCCCATAATGAAAATGTTGAAAATGAAATAATATTATTTTTTATAAGTGAAATTATCCATATATCAATAAAATCAATTGTTTCATTTGAATAAAAAAAATCAATGTTTTTAAATTTTTCACTAGACTTAAATAAATTTTGACAATACTCAACATCATTTGTTAATACCATAAATTTATTTACTTTTTTAAATTCTATCATATGATCTATTAATTCAAAATATGTATTTTCAATAATATTAATTCTCTCTGAAGTATAATAATTTTTAATATCTGGACCCATACGGATATGTATTGATGATATATTATTGTCTTTAATAATTGGATATTTGTCAAAAATATATTTTTTATTTTCTTCTGTTGGTTTAAAATAATTTAAAATTAATTCTTTATTTTCATCAAAATTTTGAAAATTTTCAAAATACCCTCTAAAATGGATATTGTTATAAAATGGTTGATTAAAAATATAATAGTCAGTTTTATCATATGTATAAATACTATTTAATTCATTAAAATCATTTATAATATCTGTATTAATAAGTCTATAAATAGTATCTTTTTTATTTAATCCTTCTAAACGAAAATATGTATTTAAGCAAGGAACAAACAAAGTAGCGTTATTTTTAAATGCATAATTTAATGAACTTGCTATTTGAAATAAAATATTTCCAGTACCTACATTCTTATTTTTTATATAAAAATTGCTAGTAACATTATTAATATTATATGCAGATAATGTTAAAAATACGTTAAATACGTTAGTCATATATATATGTTATTATTATAATATTTTATAAAATTAAACTAAACAAACCTACAACACTCCTTGCTATATTGCGTATTAGGATTAGTATAGGGTCTAGCATTTTCACTACCTTTTGTGTAAAAATCTAGCGCCGATCCAATATCTAAATAAATATTATTTGGGTTTAGCTTCATGCATTTTGGTATCCAAACTTTTGATAATGGGCCAGAAGCAAAACAAATGAGTTCGTCTTTTTTATCTTTGATATATTCTAAGATACGATTTGTCTCGCTCTCCCAGACATTATTCCAATTGTTCACCAAATATTTATCTATATAAAGTCTCTCTTTAATGGGAAATTCACATTCTCGTGTACCCGTCGTTATTACATAAAACCCTTTTTCATATGATTTCAAAAATTCTGTAAATCTTAGCCAATTGGAATTGCAAAATACATTTGCATAAGTGAGTTGACCTGTTTGTACTTTATATTTTGTAATATAATCTTCATATATATTTGATGGCGAATGTCCGCACGTATTACAAGGAATACCAATATATAAGTTAGGCTTTGTAATTGTAATTGTTTCTCTTAATTGTGTTCTTAATATTCCATCTGATTTATTTGTCCAATTATCACAATTAGTAAATGTATGGTTTTCTAAAATTAAATATTCTCCATCGGATGGCCGTATTACGCCAAAATTTTCATTGTTATTAATTTTTTCAATAATTTGATCTAAATGATCACTCATATTTCCTACTAGTGGTTTCATTATATATTATTTTTAATATATAATAAAATGGTTTTTAACGATTATTCATAGTAATAAATCCTTTATTTATAAAATGTTGTAGTGCTTTACTAAATCTATCAGTTGAACCATCTTGCCTACTTATTGCTACATTTTCGGTTCCATATAACATTGCTTTATCATATTTGCTACCCCATAAATCTTTATTATGGATTGGATGAGGTGGAACATATGTATTTATTCCATATTTTTGAAGAATATAAGAAAAACCAATATCTTCACCAGTTAATAATAATTTGTCATAATCTGGATTACATTCCCATAAATAATGCAACCATTCTTGTTCAAAAAACCAAGAATGCCCTACAATATCTACTTGTTCTACGTTATTATTCGGTCCGTCCCAACCAATACGAGGTTCAGTATCATACAAAACACCACGTAAAAACCTTAATCCTATCGTACCTAAAAGACCACGATGAGTTTTCATTGTTTCTATGCAATTTTTAAACCAATCCTTACCAGGAATAGTATCATCATCAAATACACATATATATTTACTATTTACTAACAATCCTGCTGTAAATCTAGCCCATACACCAAAATTCTTAGTGGATGCAATAATAATTAGATTTTTTCTTAAATTTTCTGGTATATTTGGAATATTTACTCCTGGTGCATAATTTTTCCAAATAATTACATTTTCTGGAGGGATTGATTGATTCTGTATTGCAGTTAATTGCTCTATTAAAGTATGAGGTCTTTTGAACAAATTTATAATTGCTGTAATACTCATTATTATATCTGTATAATTTAATATATTCAAACTAAACATAAATTGTCCATAAATTCTCTTAATTCTTCTTTTGTCAATGGATTCAATTTACTATTGTAATTTTGTATATCTTCCGTAAATAGTAAATTTTTATAACCAGGCTTAATATGCATATACCCAGTTTCCTTTTTTACAAGCCGCATTGCTTGTGTTTCACTAATCAAAGATTCCAACATTTTCTCTCCCGGTCTGAGTCCTGTTATTTTCACTGGTTTACCGTATTTTTCTGAGAAAATTTCCATCAAATCTAATAATTTCATAGAAATCAATTTTGGAATGATTGTATCTCCTGATTCGCCACTAATAATAGCATATTCTATCAACGCTACGCTTTGTTCCAGGGTCATCACAAACCGTGTCATATCTTCGTGTGTTAAAGTAAATTCTTTTACTTCTGGATCTCTTCCTTTTTCGTGCAAAATAGGAATAATACTTCCTCTAGAGTTAAGCACGTTTCCATACCGAATATTCACGAATTTACGATTCTTTATATGAAGTGCCTTTTCAACAACGGCACTTTCCGCTAATGCCTTGGCCATCCCATAAACATTCGTCGGCTCACAAGCTTTATCTGTGCTCACCATTACTAGACATTCCAATTGAGTGAAACGATCATTATTCTTCTCAATCGTGTTTAATACATTCATAGGACCAATGCAGTTTGTTTGCAAACATTCGTGAATTGCATATTCACAACGATCGATGTGTTTTAAAGCAGCCATTATAACAATTATATGAGGTTGTTCTCTCAAAATCGCATTTTCAACACTATTTTGATCACGAATATCTCCTATAATAAATTTCAAGTTCGGTGTCTTATAATGTAAACTCATTTCCCAATGTTTACATTCATCTCTAGAATAATTTGTGATTTCATTGTTTTCTATATAAGTATCAATAAATTTCCTACCTAATGATCCAGAACCTCCAAATAATAATATTTTCTTATTAGATAACATATAATATTAGTAAAGTTATTTTTTAATATTATAAAAACGTAGATATTAATTATTCAAATAATTACTCTTCATTTATTTTCTAAAATAGATAATCTTTCTTCTAATTCTTTTATTTGTTCGCCTTGTGCATTAATAAGGTCGTTTTGTTCTTGAATAGCTTTTATCATATAAGGGGTCATATCGGTAATACACAGCCCTTTTATATAGTCTTGTAATTCTTCGCTATAGGAAGATACAGAAACAATATTCGGGTATATTTTTTCTACTTCCTGTGCAATAAATCCAACCCTTGAAATATTACCAGATGGTTCTGTAATATAGTTGTAATTAACCGGACGTAGTTGCAGAATATTATTCAGTTCACTATTTAATTCACGAATGTTTCTCTTAATTCTTACATCACTATTCAAAGACCAAGAAGAACCACCTATACCATCATTATTACTAAGAAATGTACCATAACCATTTTGATTGTAAAGTGTTAGAGCAGCAGTACCAGGTTCGGTAAGCATACTCCAATACTTTGAACTACTATTAGAATTAGTATTTGTAAATTGAACATATCCAGGTGTAGTAAAATTAGCAGATGTTGTAAGTCCACTTACAGTAGTATTTCCACTTATAATAGTACTTCCACTTATAATAGTATTTCCACTTATAGTAGTAGTACTTCCTCTGATATTTGTATTTCCATTTACTATCAACGCATTTGACGCGGTATTGTAATATAATAATACAAAACCATTACCTCCATTACCTCCAACAATATTATTAGTATTTGGATATGGGTTATATCCTTGACCACCACCACCACCTCCTAGCTGTCCATTTCCTCCTCCTCCTCCATAGTAATACTTAGGTGATGATGATCCGTCATTGTGACCATTATTACCAATTAAGCCTCCGGTTCCACCTCCATTTCCACCACCAGGACAACCTATAGAATAATATGTATTATAAAATACACTTCTTCCACCTAGTAGTGTTGTATTTGACCCACCACCATTTCCGGCTAATGCTATACCACTAACCACAGGTATTGATTGTCCATATCCACCACCACCACCACCTCCTGAAAATAAATAATTTGAAATAGATCCATCATTAAAAATTATATAATTTGCTGATGTATTATTTAAGTTATTACCAGATTTTCCATTAATATTTGCATTATTATCTGTACCACCACTTCCACCATTACCTCCCGAATATGTAACACAATTTGTTAGAGTACCAGACCTAATGGTTCCACCACCTATACCATAACTTGAAGTTGCAGGTACAAAACTATTAATAGTACCATCAGCATTATAAATAACAGAAGAACATTTCCCTCCCATAGCAGTAACTGTAAAATCATTACAAGATATAGAAGAATTACCACCATTATAACAATTGGGAATGTTTTGACCTCCTGATCCTACAGTAATATTATAAGTTTTATTAGAATTTGATAAAAAACTACCTGAAATAACACCTCCACCTCCACCACCTCCACCACCACTACCAGTTATTAGATAGTTATCAAGAATTCCACAAAAACCTCCTGCACCAAGCCCTCCTCCACCTACAATGAGAAAATTAATTGGAACATTACTTTGATTAAAATTAACTGTGAAATTTTCGCTAATATCATTACCTGTTATTGGAAATAAATAATAAACCCACCCATTTTGTAATGGGTTAGAAAATGGATTTGTAGTTGAAGCTATTGGTATAGGATTATTATTTAAATTTGTAATAGTAGTAAAATTAGTAAAATTAGTAAAATTAGGTAAACCATTTCCTACAATGATATTTTGAGATACATTTGCATTTCCTAGAACATCCAAACTATATTGAGGATTATTGTTACCAATCCCTACATTTCCCAAATTTATATTATAAATATTATTTCCTGATAAATCCCAATATGGAGTACCACGTGGTCCAGTTGCACCTGTAGATCCAGTAGTTCCTGTTTTTCCAGTAGTACCTGTATTTCCTGTAGGCCCTGTACTTCCTGTAGGACCAGTACTTCCTGTAGGACCGGTACTTCCTGTTTTTCCAGTAGTACCTGTATTTCCTGTATTACCAGTAGGGCCGGTACTTCCTGTATTTCCTGTATTACCAGTAGGGCCGGTACTTCCTGTATTACCTGTATTACCAGTAGGGCCGGTACTTCCTGTATTACCTGTATTACCAGTAGGGCCGGTACTTCCTGTTTTTCCAGTAGAACCTGTATTTCCTGTATTTCCTGTATTTCCTGTATTACCCTTACTTCCTGTATTACCCGTACTTCCTGTATTACCCATAGTTCCTGTATTACCCGTATTTCCAGTTTTTCCAGTAGTACCGGTACTTCCTGTAGGACCCATAAGACCTATTGATCCTGTGTAACCCATAGGTCCAGTTCTACCTGTAGGACCTATATAACCAGTACTCCCCATAGCTCCAGTTCTACCTGTAGAACCCATAACGCCTATGGGACCTATAGGTCCAACAGGACCAACAGGACCGGTTTTTCCAATAGGACCAGTACTTCCTGTACGGCCAGCGCTTCCAGTAAAACCGGAACTACCTGATGCATCCATACCTGGTACCCCTTGTAAACCTTGAGGCCCCGTAGGTCCAATAGTTCCAACTCCTCCGCCAACTCCTATAAAATTTGTTGAAAATAAAGGTCTAGAGTTAGACATTTGATATAATAAAATAATATAAAACAAATATTTATTAGTAAATATAAGTATCTTAAATATATTTACTTAATTTATATATATGAACTTTGATTTGAATATTGATAATTACACAAAAGATGAACTAGCGGATATGTTTGAATTGCCTGCAAATTACGATAAAACTATTGTAGAAATAAAAGAAAATAAAATGAGGGACGGTATAATTAATAATAGAGAATTAAATAAGGATATTCAATTAAAAACTATAAATTTCTTAATTCAAGCAAAAAATATTTTATTAAATACATCAAACAATAATAATAAACAACCAATTCAAAACAACAATTTACAAGAAAAAATAGAGGCATTTTATAATTCTAGTTATGAGTTAAAACCTTCTACTATAGAAGATCCTAGTGAACATATGGTACAAGTAAGAAAAGAAATACCTTACTTATCTTCTTATCCGAGTGAATATTTTTCAGGTATAATAAATCCTCTAAAAAAAAGAACAATTAAGAAAAATTTAAATATTGATACTAGATTTAGAGATAATTATTATACTAGTCAACCATCTAATTTTAATCTTACGTTACCTATGAATATGAACAATGTTTTAACTATGCAATTAACAGCTATAGAACTACCAATAACATATTACAATGTATCAAAACAAATTGGTAACAATTTTTTCAATATAACAGTAGATGGAGTTTCTAAAGTTGTAAATATACCAGATGGAAATTATAGTGCAACTGGAATAATAAATGCTATTAATAATTCACTCTTTATTTTAGGAAGTGGATTTCAGGATATTACTTTTATGATAAATATAAATAATACAGGTGACGGTAACAATGGAAGTGGTCAAACAATGGTAGGATTATCTAGTGGATCAACGGTTACCTCATTTTCTATAAACTTTCAAGCAGATCGCTTTGGTAATGATGATAGAGGCACTCCATTACCACTTAAACTAGGATGGATGTTAGGTTTTAGAAATGGTATTTATATCAATAATTTGAATTATGTATCTGAAGGAATCGCCGATGTAACTGGTTCAAGATATTTTTATTTGGTGGTAGATGATCACAACAATAATGTGAATAATAGTTTTTATAGTGCATTTAATTCATCTATTTTAAATAAAAATATTTTAGCTCGTATATCATTAATGCAAACGAATAATTATAGTGTTTTACTTGAAAATAATTTGAATTTAGTAACTACTCCGAGAGAATATTTTGGTCCTGTTAATTTATTAAACTTAAATATTCAATTGTTGGATGAATACGGCAGAATAGTAGACTTAAATAATATGGATTATAGTTTTTGTTTAACATTAACTACTGTTTATGATATATAATACGACATCTAATTTATAATAATTAATTTAATTCTCCAGTTAACCGATATTTTAACCAAGAAGCAGGAATTTTTTTTTCTTTCCCATCATATTTAACTACATATCTTTCTTTAATTAACAGATCATTTATACAAACACTATTTAGATAAATGGTAGCCAATATTCTACCGTATTTTTCATTTTGAATATTTTTAAGAGAAATGTACTTATTTAATATTAACGATGATAATTTATCTCTGCATTCTATAGCAACCATTTTTTCTTCTTCATTTTTACTTTTTATTTCAGGAGCATCAATACCATTTAATCTTACTGAAAATCTGTAAAGAGGTGAACCCTCATATGGTAGTCGTGAGGCAATCGTAATGGTATCTCCATCATATACTTTAATTACTCTTCCTCCCTGAATTGGAAATATAAATTCAAGTGTGTCTTTCCATTCAATATCTGTCCCGTCTATTAAACAGTTTTTATTCATACTATTATCTGGTAATTCAACATATTTATCATTTGTATTAAATATAGATAGTAGATTTGGAATTTTTAAAAATCTAGACATTTTTGTTATATTTATTAGAAAGATGTATTTATCTAATTTATCTAATTTATATAATTTATTTAATGTATTATAGATCAATTTTATTGTATAATTTAATAATATTTTAATAAATTATATTAGTAATATGGCTCATTCATTTAAAACAAATAATGGATATAGAACATTTGGGCAATTTAATGAACCAGATGATGCCGGTAATTATATCTATAAAAAAAAAGCAAAAACTCTATTTTGCAATCCTAATTTATGTAAACCAAGTATAACTGTAAACACACAATCAAATTTGCGATTACTAAATACTGCAAATTATTTAAAATATTATAACAGTTCCAACAACTTTAACAAAGCTAACTTAAATGTAAATTTATTAACTGTATTAGATTTGTCAAATGTATGCGTTATCCAACAACAAGAATCACCTTTTGCTTGTCCGACTCCAATAAATATATTAAGTATTCCTTATCTTAACTATAGTATTGACCCATCTGGTAATTTGTTTGGAAATACTACTTGTGGATTAAATAATTATGTAAGATATATGTTATATAATCCACCATATACGACGACAAACCCAGGTAATATCGGTAATTTATAAAATAAAATATACTACATAAGTAAAAACAGCGGTGATAAGAGTTGTTGAAGTAATTTGTAATATGCGATATTTTGTATTGTAATAGTTAAATAATGCAGCGGTTTCTAATGATTCTATATAATGTAATTCCTCTTTTTTTATATCATCCATTTTTTTATTATTTAATCTATTTTGTCTAAAATAATTGATATTATATTCCATTTTTTCAATATCAATAAATATACCCCAGTCATTACCATAATGAAGCGGTTCAAATGAGCTAGAATTTACCGTACTACTCATTTAAGATTTATTATTTTAAATTAATATTATATAAATTGTTTATTACCTAAATCCAATATATATTTATTCAATTTTTTATTAAAAATAAAAAACCAAAACGATAATTAAACGTTTGCCACATTTGAAACGTCTAATAATATGTTAAAATATAGTAAAAAATAGAAGGTTTTTCACTTCCTATTTTTTGTTTTTCATTGTGAAATTGGTTATAATGTTGAAATATGGTGATTAAAATTAATATTGGTTATATTGGTTTAAGTTAGAATTACCAAGTTATATTTATAGTCGGTCTTCATAGTACTCTTGGAAATCGTCCTCTCGTAACTTTCGTTGAAATTCTTCTTCCACATAACTATCATAATCGTCATTATCTTCTTGATCATATTCTTTCATCATATTCCTTTGTTTAAAATATTCAGCATACTTTTTAAATTTTTCGTCTTGTTTTAAATTATGGTGGTACCAGCTAATAGAGCAAATATATCGTTCCATCAATTGTGATTCAAAACAGTCACTTTCCCATTGTTCTTTTAGATTGGATTCAATCAACTCACCTAACCTGACCCAAGCATCATTATTTGCTTCTTCTAAGGAAACATCTTTAATGGTAACCCAAAAGTTACTTAATATTTTTATCCATTTTTTATTGTTGTTAACTTTGGATATCATAAAAATATCCATAAACGAGGCCACCACATAACAATTCGCACCTTGTTGTGAATTAAATTCCATTTTGGGTAAGTAAATTTAACAAATATAAATTATTAAAATTCATTTCAATTTTTTTCTGTATTCATACAGTTATTCATACTTCATTTTAAATTTAAATGTGCAAATACTTAATTAACGTTTTTCACCCATACGGATAAGCAGATTGTTTGCTTTTTTTGAAATATTTCTATATTTACGACCCTTTGTTCTATATTGACGTGCTCTAATATAAGCAGAATAAACGCCTTTTGAAGATACTTTGCACGTATTTTTTTTGCAAATAGGAAAAGATTTACCTGGTCCTAAAAAACATTTTTTGCCGCATTTTCTTAACATAACCGATTTTTGATGAAATCCAGGTTTCTCATTTTTCCAGCCTCGCGTTGCTATACCTCTACCTCTACCTCTACTTTTATAAGTTTTAGACATATAAAATAAACACAGATTATATTATGGAAAATATTAGTAAAATTATTGGTGTAGGTAGCACTTTTAATAATTTAGAAGAAATAGAAAGAGAAGAACAATTAGATGAGCATAATGAGAACCATATAATAGATTTTGCACATAATTTAGATAGTGATCATGGTGATACTACAGAAAGTGATCATAATGATAATAATAATGATAATGACTCAGAATGTGAAAGATATATTAACAAAAGCAAGATAATTTATCGTCCCCTAAAATACTGGCAAGTAGAAAAACGTATTGACAGAAATTATTTTGACAAACCACATAAATATTCCAATTCATTAGACATTTTGGCTAGTTATTTGAAAGGACAGAAAATTATATATATGGAAGCAAAAAGTTATTCGGAAAATCGTTTAAATTTATTAATGATACCATCTATTTTACTTTCTACTGCAGCTACCGTATTAGCATCTGTTGTAAAAGATTTTCTTTGGGGGGCTATTTTAATATCCGCTGTAAATGGTATTATAGCGTTTTTGTTAGCACTTGTTAATTTTTATAAGTTAGACGCTAGAGCAGAAGCAAATAAAATATCGTCACATCAGTATGATAAAATGCAGAGCAGAGTTGAATTTAAATCGGGTTCTATTCTTTTATTTCCGTATAAAACAGATTTAAGTGGAAATTATATTCCTGAAAATGATATTAATATTGAAACTATGTTAATTAAAACAATTGAAGAGGTAGAAACCAAAATAGCTGAAATAAAAGAAACAAATCAATTTATCGTTCCTAGAGATATAAGAATGAGATATCCAATTATATATAATACAAATGTGTTTTCAATAATTAAGAAAATAGAAGATAAAAAAAAAAGAGTCATTACTACGTTAAAAAATATAAAAAATGAGATTAGATATTTTAATAGATTGCAAGATAGTGGTAGTGAATTGTCTGATTCACAAAAAAAACGTATTGTTAAATTATTTAATATAAAAAGAGATTGCGTAAATGAAATATTAGTATTAAAATCTGCCTATTCGGTTGTGGATCAAATGTTTATTCAAGAAATTGAAAATGCAGAGATCATAAAGCGAAATTGGTTTAGACGTATTATATTTTGGTTTTGTTGTTGGGAATATAATAGTGATTTAACAGAACCAGAGAGCTTAAATAAATTTGTTAGTGGAATAATGGACCCATTTAAGGATAAAGAGGAAGATGATAAAAAACGAATCAAACAACAGGAATTGGAATATAATAGAAAGAAAAGACAGGACAAACAAAGACAAAAAGAAGCAGAAAGAGAAAAATGGGAACAAGAAATGAAAATAAGAAATGTAGTTTGTTGGCCATTTTGTTACTCTGTACCAAACCGTCAAAAAGAAGAAAATGAACAATTTCTAAAATGGAGAGAGAATAATGAGAAAAAAAAGTTGGAAAATATAAAAAAATATGAAGAATGGTTAAAATTAGAAGAGGAAAAACTACTAGGAGAAGATTATACTTATCATTTTATAGATAGTCCAACAGATACAGTAGTTTGTCTCAAAGGCGATCTTACTAATAGTAAACAAAAATCAAAAAAAAATATAAAGCCTGATTCTTCATTAACTGGTACTACTGAATTACATAAAAAAACAAGGATTCCTATATTTAATCATCGTAATATATTTTCTAGAAAAACAGAAACAATAACTAAAGACGATTTGACCCCACCTCCATCTCTATCTCCATCTAAAGAAAATGAGCCTATAGAATTAAATATTCAAGAATTAGAACCAATTATTTAATTAACAAGAATGATATTATTTATAAATGATATCATTTGATTACACCCGCCGGGAATCGAACCCGGGACATATGCTTGGAAGGCATAGATTTTACCACTAAACTACAAGTGTTTATTGAAACTTTTCCGACTTGCTGGAATCGAACCAGCTACCATTTGATTACCAATAATTAAACCACTACAGTCAAATGCTCTACCAAGTGAGCTAAAGTCGGCGAAAATATATATTATGTAGGACTATAAACTAATATACAATATTAATTATTTTCCTACACATATTATACAATATAAATTCTTTAAGTTATTTAAATTTTAAAATATAATTCTGTATATCTTTTACACCTTTTCTCATTTCACACGTTAGGAAAACGCACATTTACTATTTTATTCCTATTTTTGAATTATTACATATACTATCTGCGTAGTCTTGACAACAATTACTACAAAATATTCGTGTTTTCATCAAAGCAAACCATATTTTTTCAAGTTTGTCATCATCATCTATCGGTAATGTTCCAAGTCTAATATATGAAAATCCATATTCATCCCATTCTTGAGAAAATACTTTATTACAATTTTTACCAGAACATATAATTCTTGGTATGGTATTATTCATAATAAATAATATAAATATGTCTTTATATAATTTTGGGCGTTTTCCTAACGTGTGAAATGAGAAAAATGTATAAAACAATTAAAATTACATTCTAAAAATATGATTTAAATTTGTAACTCTTTGACTAGTGCTCGTTCCCATATTGTTTGAAAAAAACATCTTTGTTGATTTAATTTGTTGTATTCTTTTAATAGCCTCTATTCTCTTTGTATGTTCTTCTACTAGCATTTTATTATATTCTTCCTTTGTTTTCGGTATTTGTCTCTCTTCAACAATAGTAGGGTCTTTATAATCTTTAAAATATTTATTAAAAATATAGCTATTTTTGTTTTGAACTTGTGAGATATTAGTAGTTTTTATTTGATTTTGTATATTTCTATTATTCGTTTGTATTTTTTGAGGTTCAATTACTTCATTTTTCGTTGACATATATTGCAAAACTCCATCTTTATTCACTGATAAATTTAATGACAATAATATATCGTCATACGAAAATTTTACCTTTTTTTTTTGTTTTGAATTTATACCTGGATTGTCTTCCCAATATTTATTTGCGATATCTGTATTATTGTTTGTATTTTCTCTAGTATTATCTGTATTATCTAAATTATAGATCTCTGTAAAATTCAATTCCATAATTATAATATATATTTTAATTATTATTTTGTAAAATATAATATGCTTTAAATATAAATATGCTAGATACTTACATTAAAAATAAAGGAATAACAAAAACAATTCTTCATAATAATAACAATACAGAAGTTAGTGAAATAAACTGGGATGCAGCGTATGATGGTCAAGAAGCAAATATTTCTGTTGATTTAAATTCTAACGGCAAAATAGCTCATTATGAAATAGAATTAGATAATCAAGATTTAGCTAATATTTTAAATATACCTAGCGTTGATATGTCTCTTGAAAAAAGGTTAAAACGTGATTTTAAAAAGCAAAATCGCTTTACTAGAGAACCCTTATTGGTTGAATTAGAACCTCCATCATTGATACCCAGCGAGCCTTCCTACCATAAAACTACTAGTCCGGTTTATACACATATTTCTAGTCCTTTAAAAAACGAAGAATTTATTATTCCTTCATCTATTGATAAAAAACGTTCTTCAAATGATTTCACTAAGAGGCCGTATCGTAAACATTCTAAAAAATCACATAAATTTTATAGACGGGTTAAAACATCTAATAGCAAACATAAAACATATAGAAACAAAAATAAAAAAACTAATAGAAGAACTATATAAAAATATTGTACTAGTTATAGTTATTAAAATGGAAACTATAGAATATGTTGAAATATATGAAAATATATTATCAGATGAGTTATGTGATGAAATTATTGACAAATTTGAAAAACAGGAAAATAAATATCCCGGTCACACGGGATCAGGATTAAATACCAATATTAAATTAACTACTGATTTTCATTTAATAAGACAACAAGATAATGAATGGAATGACATTGATAAAAAATTATATATTGGATTAAATAAATGTCTAGTAAAATATAGAGAAAAATATAAAGCATTTCAGGTTTATACTGAAATAACTGATACTGGTTTTCAAATTCAAAGATATATTTCTAACGAAGGGTTTTATATTTACCATAACGATTATAGAAATGATAATGACAAATATAGAATATTAACATTTTTATTTTATCTAAATGATGTTGAAAAAGGCGGTGAAACCGAATTTTTATATGGTAGATTAAAGGTAAAACCTGAAAAAGGCAAATGTGTATTATTTCCTGCTTGGTGGACATTTCCCCATAGTGGATTAATACCTATATCTAATAATAAATATATTGCAACTGGATGGTTACATTATAAAAATAGTTAATAAGAAACACATATTATATATTGCAAAACAGTAAACGGGGGTAATAAATCTTTAGGTGAATTTGTATTTTTTGAAATATTACCCGAAGCTACTGTTGTACCATTAACCCAAACATTTCCTGTAATATTAAAACCAGCACCATCTCGATAAAAAGTTACATTAACGTTATCAATAAAATGATCACCACCTCCTACAGTAGATATACCTGTATTATGTGTCTCTACATATCCTGATACAACTGATGGAACACTTATCCCTAAATTATTAGTAATCCCAAGATTTAAATTTGAAGTTGATCCTGTAAAAATATGGGTGTGACCTCCTACTTGTGTTTCAGTCATTGTTTTATTACCCCCTGATAAAACCGGTGAAGCATCCACTACTACTGACATAACATTTGAACTAGATGATCCTATAGGAAATTTACTGTTTAAATTAGGTAAATTAAAATTATTTCCCGATCCCCCGTAAGTATATCCTAATATATTAAAAAGCGTACTGTATGTAGTTTTAGATAGAGATGATCCATCGCAAAACATATATTTTGATGCGTATTGTGGAGGTAATGTAGTAGAACACCACATTTTAATTTCACCAATTATTCCTCCGGTCCAAGCAGTAGTTTGTTGAGATAAAGGATATATAGAATCGTTTGGAAAATTAATATTACCACTAACGTCTAAATTTCCTTGAAGTGTAGTATCACGGACAACATTTAAGGTTCCTCCAATCTTTTCATTGCCATTAACATCTAAATTTCCTTGAAGTGTAGTATCACGGACAACATTTAAGGTTCCTCCAATCTTTTCATTGCCACTAACGTCTAAATTTCCTTGAAGTGTAGTATCACGGACAACATTTAAGGTTCCTCCAATCTTTTCATTGCCATTAACATCTAAATTTCCTTGAAGTATTGTATCACCTGCAATAGTCAAGGTTCCTCCGACCGTTTCATTACCAATAACATCTAAATTTCCTTGAAGTGTAGTATCACGGACAACATTTAAGGTTCCTCCAATCTTTTCATTGCCATTAACATCTAAATTTCCTTGAAGTGTAGTATCACGGACAACATTTAAGGTTCCTCCGACCGTTTCATTGCCACTAACATCTAAATTTCCTTGAAGTGTAGTATCACGGACAACATTTAAGGTTCCTCCCACCGTTTCATTGCCACTAACATCTAAATTTCCTTGAAATATTGTATCACCTGCAATAGTCAAGGTTCCTCCGACCGTTTCATTACCACTAACATCTAAATTTCCTTGAAGTGTAGTATCGTGTAGAACATTTAAGGTTCCTCCAATATTTTCATTGCCACTAACATCTAAATTTCCTTGAAGTGTAGTATCACGGATAACATTTAAGGTTCCTCCAATCTTTTCATTGCCACTAACATCTAAATTTCCTTCAATCTTTTCATTGCCACTAACATCTAAATTTCCATCAATAGTTTCATTACCAATAACAAGCAAACTCCCATAAATAACTATACTACCACTAATATCGCTTTCAAAATTAACATAACTACTAGGTTGTCCAAAATCTTGTGTTATTAATAAAGTGTTAGATGTATTGTACTTGCTAGATACTATATTATGTTTGCTAGCAAATTGCAACCCTCCAAATTTTCTAAATGACATTTATATATACTTTTAAAAAAAGTTTGTAATAATAATTTAACTATATTTATAGATCATAATCCAAAATATAATTGTATATAATTAAATTAACTGTTAAAACTTTAAAATAAAATTGATTTATTTAATTAGTATAATAACTATGAATAAAATAGTTATTATAAGCAAGTAATGATGCAATCCAAATTGAGACCTGTACTATCTAAGAGAAATGCACACCCGCGTGACCAATTTATTCAATTCTTTGAAGAAGGTCATAAATATATTATTACCTGCGATCCTGATTCAAAATATACATCCGTTACTACTTGGAATCACAGTCATTTTCCAAAATTTGATGCAGATAAAGTAATTGATAATATGATGAGAGGAAAAAATTGGAAAGAAGGTCATAAATACTGGGGTCTAAGCAAAGATCAAATTAAAACACAGTGGTCAAATAATGGCGCATCGGTTTCTAGTTTAGGAACAGATATGCATTTTATGATTGAATGTTTTATGAATCAACGACGATTTCAACACGCATATACGCATAAAGAGTTGTATGATAATTATATGGCAGATTTTAAAGATACGTTGATAGAAACGACTTTAGAATGGCAATATTTCATACAGTTTGTAAAAGATACGCCTCATTTAAAACCATATAGAACCGAATGGACTATTTACCACGAAGATTTAAAATTGGCTGGATCTATTGATATGGTGTATGAAAACTCGGATGGAACACTTAGCATTTATGATTGGAAAAGGTCAAAAGATATTACTAGAATTAATTCGTTTAATCGTTTTGCAGAAACATCATTAATTTGTCATTTACCTGATTCAAATTTTTGGCATTATGCTCTTCAATTAAACACATATAAAATGATACTAGAAGAAAAATATAGTAAAAAGGTTACAGAATTATATTTGGTGAGACTTCATCCAGATAATGAAGAAAAAACATATGAACTAATAAAATTACCAGATTTAAAAATAGAAATCAATGATTTATTTGCAGAAAGACAAAAACAACTTATTAAATAAAAAACTTAAAAATAATAATGAAAATAAATTATATGTTAAATATTGAAACCAATACATCTTTTGTATTAACATTTTTTGTTTTATGTTTTTTATATAAATCATTGAACTATTTAAATAGTAATAACCAAGAAGTAGATTTTATGGATTATTTATTTGCTTATACAAAATATATTTGTGATAATTACGATAATATTTTCAATTATATAAATGAAGTATTGTATTCAGGGTCAGTGTATACGTATTTAAGTATAAATGATCACGAATCAATATGTGATCAATCTTACAATAAATCTTGTGAAAATAATACTGAGAAGAAAAAAATTAAATACGAAGATAAATATTTGGAAGAAATAAGAAAAATGGAAAAAGAATATGTTCTTACTGAAATAGAATCGGAATTTTATACAAATAAATTTAATATTATTTATAATATTATTTATGATTCTTATAATATTGAAATAAAGGTATTAAAAGAACAAATAAAAGAGTTAAAACAAGAAATATCGGATTTTGAGTGTATGACTGAATTGGACTCATTGCGTAATTCTGAAGAGTCTAATGAATATAATGAATATAATGAGTCAAATGAGTCAAATGAGTCAAATGGTTACAATAATATAAAATCTTTTAATATTTCTAAAAATGACAAAATAAATACTCTTAATGACTACATTATTGAAAAAGAAAACGAAATTGTTTCTGTTAAAAACAAAATGAGTGATACAGAAAATATTGAAAAGACAACTAAAAAAATGATTCTAGATGAAATTATTAAAAAAAGAATAGATAAATTGAATGGGTGTTATGTAATTGAAAATACACCACTTGGTAATGTTTTGATGGTATATAATGCGGAACGTGAAAGTTTCACTTATTATAGTGATGTAACAATTCCTTATAGATATTTAGAGGTTGTTGCTAGAAAATATATTAAATTTTTTAATTGCAGACAAATTTATATTGATATGGAAGAGGAGTTAAAACTTGCTGAACAAAGACTACAAGAGAAAAAAGAAAGAGATGATATGGAGAAGGAAGAAAAAAGAAAAGAATCTGAAAACAATAATATAATTACAGAAACAAAGAAAAGTGTTTTTACAAAATTAAAAAGTTATAATAAATCTTCTGGTAGAGTCATAACTGCAGCTCCTCCAAAAAATAGCATTCCTAATAGAGTAAAACTTGAAAAAGAAACAAATGATAAGTTACTATTAAAGGATAATGCAAATAGATATACATACGAAGGGAAGCTTTCAAATTTTGTTATGTTAAAAAAAATAGAGAGAAAAATAGTAGATAAAAAATATGGTATGACGTTTGCGGATTTTAAGAGAATGCAACAAACAAAATTATAATTTTATCCCTTGAATATTTAACAATAATCATTTTATTAGTGTTAAAATTGTAATATAAACTTCTTATAATATTATAAGTATGCATATAACTAAACGTCAAAAAATGAAAAAACTATTTAAAAAAACCCGCAAACTTAGAAAAAAAATGTATGGAGGAAATGTAGTAAAAAATAATGGATCTAATAATACCAATAATAATAGTAACAATAATAGTAAAAATAACGATACTAAACATTCACCTAAAGGTGTATTTGACATTGTAGGAGAAAAAGTTTCTGGGTTTGCAGAAAATACTGGTAGTTATTTGAAAAATAAGGGGTTAAGATTGTTCGGTCTACAGCCTATCAAACCAGATTTAAACCAGGTAAATGAACCAATCCAAGTAAACCAAACTATAAATAATATAAGTGGATCTGCTTCTAGTATGGTAGCTGATGTAGCCAACGTTGTTAATAAGTCTTCTGCTGCTATTATTGAAAACGTAAATGAAGTTTTAGGTAGTCCTCAAGTAAATGAAGACGTTAGCCAAGCTGCAGAGAAGACAGAAGCCATTGCTGAAGATTTATTGGAAACATTCAATGAAAAATTAAGTAGCCCAGAAGTAAAAGAGGAATTAACTGAAACTCTTAATAATGTTGCAGACTATGCTGAAATTGGTATACAAGCTATGAATAAACCGATTGATTCCGCTATTGATAAATTAAATGAATCTGGTGTAAAAGCTATTTCAGGAGTTGCATCTGGTGCAGTTAAAGTAGGTACTGATTTATTAGCTTCGGTTCCTTATGTAGGTGCTGTAGTAGATTTAGGTAAGGCTATTAATGATGGGTCAAAGGCAGTAAGTTCCGTCATTGAATCAGGATCTCAAGCAACTGAAGCCGTGGCCGAATTAATTGGAGATACAAGTGAAAACTTAAAACAGGGAATAGAAGAACTCAAAGAAAAAAAGATGGAGGGTGAAAAAATTATGAATCGTGCAAACAGTTCTATTAGTGATTTTGAAAATCCCACTAAAAAATTTTCAGAATCATTACCAACGCCAACACTGCCTTCAGGTAAAAATTACATTAAAAATAATACAAATGGTATTTTAAAAGGTGGGAATACGAAAAAACGTGTAAAGAAACATAAGCATAAAAGTAAACGTGTAAGATTTTTGGATTATTAATGATACAAATAATAAGACTCTATTAATTATTTTTATTTTTCCATTCTTTGTATCCATTGCTTTTAAAAATATTAAAAGATGTACCTAAATGACTATATGCTATAAAATAAGCAGTTCTTTGATACTGATCTAATTGATTTAGATAATTAAATATTTCTAATTGAATCTCATTTGAAAGACTTAAAATAATATCTGGAATCGGTAATTTCAACATATCAAAATTGATACTTTCAGAAACATTTGAGATTAATTCAGACATTTTAATTATTCATATATGATTTATTTATATGAATAATTATTCAATCAATTTTTTTATATTTTACAATTATTTTCATCAATAATTTAACCATTATATGTAATTAAACAAATTATTTTGTTTGAATTTTCGGTTTGAAAACGTATATCACTATTATTCAACATTTTCGTTATACTTGTATCAATTGTGTAGCCATTTGACAATAAAAAAGAAAATAAATTAGGTATTTCATCTACATCCATTAAATTTGAACAATAAGAGTTACAACAACCTTTTCCTAATCCATATCCATATCCGTATCCAAATGTGCTATTTTCTAGAGAAATTAATGCTAATCCGCATTGTTTAATACGACTACAAGGACCTGGCTGTTTAAATTTGCTTAAAGGTGGAAAATTAATTCTTCTTACAAATTGTAATAATGGTCCTTGTGGAGGTAAATTAATGGTAACGATGTTTTTATAACATTGATTATATGTATCCAAATAAGGTTCACTAAATAGCGTTATTGTTTTTGCAGGGTGATTCATATAAATGACAAATAATATTTTATAATAAACCCACTAGTTTAATTACTTCAATTACTTTTTATAATAATATTTTTTAGTATTTCAATACACATCTTATTACACCTTATTCCATATATAGTTTTAAATATTTTATCATATGTAATTTTATCCAATTCACAAAATTCAATATAAGACATACAATATGAATCAATAATCGGCTCTATTATATCAAAAACCTCTTTCACTTCTGTATCATATTTTGATATTCTAGTAAGACTACTAAATAGTTCACTGAATATCTCTTTTTTACTCTTTAATTGTATTTCAAAATCTTGTATTATACGCTTCTCATAATCCTCATTTATTTTATGAAAATCCTGCAAACTTTGGTACAATACGTCATCCAACTCTTTTTCTTCATTACTTCTATTATCTTCTATTAATCTCTCTATTTTTGATTCATCTGGAGAACGAATAATTTCTTCATTATTATAACTATCATAGTTATCATTTATATTTGGAAATCTACTCATAATTATATTAATATAATTATAAATAGAATACTTTATTATTTCATTTTTTTATTTTATAATCATCAAAAAAAATTGAAACTAAAAAACTACAAAATAATAACACAAAATATTTTATAAAACCTTTTAAAAAAGAAATGATTTGTGAAAATGTTAATAGAATTTATTCGTCAACACCCAATATTGACAATAAAGATAGCATTATTAATTATAATTCTTTCAGAAAAGATAATTATAGATCTGATAGATTTCCAATTACCGAGAATAATAAGGAATCACACACGAACGTTAATGATACGTCCAATATAAATATTAATATTTATAGATATAAATTTACCGATGATTTTATTGCAGAATTGTATAAATTCTCAAAAATTCATCAATACGACGAGAGAAAAGATTTTAAAGAAGCTTGGAATATTTGGATAGAAGAGGAGGCTGAAATTGTGGATATAGAAATAAGAAGGCTTATGAATATAGGTTATGAAGGAAATATATTAGACAAAATGTTTAAAAGTGCTAGGTATTATTTTAGGAAAAAAAGCACCGAGAAAAAAGCACCAAAAATACGCCGCTCTTACGTCCCAGTTCGGAAAGAATTATTGGATTGTATGGATAAACACATCATATCTAACATTAATAATGATGATTATAAACCTTCTGAAGGTTTTGCATCATTCTGTAAAGATTACATAGAATTGTTAAAAGAAGAGATTAGTATTTTGTGCAAAAACGGGTTCAACAATTCTCAGGAAATTAAAAATAAATTCAAAAAGACATATAAAAATAGATATTTTATACTAACAAATAAGTAACGATATTAAAGTAAAATTATATATAAAACATATGGATACTAATATAGATATTAGTTTAATAAATAAACAATTATTAAAAAAAAGAAGAAATAATACAGAAGAATATAAATCCATTCAAAAATTAGTTGTATATAATTTTTTTTCTATAAATGATGTTAAAATCTGTGAAAAAATTAAAAAAATACCTTATTTTTCCAATAACTATTATATAATAAAAGAATACGATTTTATTAAAATAGGTGAATTTAACGAAAAATTATTCCAAATTAGTGATATTTATAATTATGATAATAAAAATGAAAATAAAAGACATTTATTATTAAAATATGAAAATATGAAATTAATACATTTTAATGATTTTTTATTTAATTTACCTAACCCAAAATTGCTTATTTTGCATACTTTAGAAACATTTTCTTACTTATTACAAAGCTTAATAAAATTAAATAATAATAATATATGTTTTTTTAATTTATCTAGCGAAAATATTTTTTTCACAGATAATTTTAAACCAATTATAAGAAACTTTGAAAAAAGCTTATTAATTAATAAATTGGACGAATCATATATTTCAAAAATAATTGAAGGAATAGATGATTTTACCTATAAACCAATTGAAATTCACGTTTTATTTTATTTAATAATAAATAATGAAGAAACCTTATCATACACATTTATAGAGACAATTTGTAATGAATATATTAAAAACATATCTGTTTTGAAGCTTTTCTCTCAACAATACATTGATAACTATAGAAATGAGTGTGTTCTTTTTTTAAAAAAATATATAAATAAACCTAAATCGTTCATTATTGATAAATTATTAGAATATTACGATACTTGGGACAATTATAGTTTAAGTGTACTATATTTACATATAATAGGTAATATTTGTAGATGTTTCTCTCTAAAAGGCACTTTTTTAAATAAATTAATAATAATTTTATCAAAAAATATAACCCCTGATCCTTCAAAGAGAGAACAATTACAGCAAACATTTGCGAATTATGATAAATTATATAATGATTTTACAGATTGGTCATTTGTAAATCAATTATCAGTTGAAAAAATGGGGAAAGTATATGAGTTATTAGAAAAATAACTTATATAATCGGAAAAGTATAAATCCTTTAATGTTTTTTATGTTTGCGAGTTCCGCCTTTTTTAGATCCTTTCCTAGCCTTTTTAGATCCCTTATTAGATTTTTTAGGTGCTTTCTTTGATTTTTTAATTCCCTTTTTAGTTTTTTTAGTTCCCATAGCAGTGTTATTTGATGATACAGAACCCATTTCACTCTTGCGTTTACTAGCATCTTGTAATGCTTGTTTAAAGCTATAATCAGGATCAGTTTCTCTACCCTCTTCTAACACTTTTGAAACAAAATCAGTCCAAACAGTCATTATATATTTAAACAACATAAAAAACTATTATAACGCATAATATATTTCTAAACCCTATATTTTGAATAAAATTGAATCAAACTATTAAAATGAATAAGAATAATAACAAAAGATATAATCAAAACCTAAATTAATGGGAAACTGTCAATCAAAAATAATGACAACGAATTGTTATTTAAGGAGCAAGACGAGTCCAGAATTACAGTTTACACGATATCTGTATGAAAAAACAGAAGTAAAAATAGCTCTTATTATTAGTTTATTGAATCGTAAAGAGGAATGCTTGTTTTGGGCATATGAATTATTTCATTCAGGATTTTTATTAGAATTGATAGAATTATTTTGGAATATTTATTATGATTTTTATGCTTCATTAAATCCAACATTTGAAAAATATCTTACAAATAAAATCCAACTACTCATAAATAATACAAAAAAAAAGGATAAAGTGGTAGCAATTATTGTAAATAATTTTATGATACGGCCATATACACTGGATGTGTTTTTTATGAGACAATTTATAAAACAATTTGATTTTGACAGAACTTATATTATGGATTATAAAAATAGCGGTGATTATGAAAAGGCAAAAAATGAAATAATTAGTATGCTAGAAATTGAGGATTATTTGATGTTATCTACTTTAATATTTGATGAAATATATGAATCACATTTATTGGAAACATTAGAAACTATTTTAGATTTCTTTACAGATTTAGGACCAAAATATAATAAACAACTAATTCTAGCAGGCTTTCAAAAGATTGTAGACTCTACATCAATATTTAAAAGGCATATTTTATATTCAAAAGTAATTCATTATTTTACGCTAAAAAAGAAGAAACCTATGGGGAAAAAATTATATCTTCAAGTTGAAGACGACGAATTATTGTTGTATGATAATATAAATTTTGACTGTAAAGATAATGAAAATGACAATAGAAGTTTACCTCCTCATAAAATTCTCGCACTTGTAAGATTACATTATATTGACAAAGATAATTACCTATCATTATTTCAATTAAAGAGAGAAAAACTGAACATAACCGATGCATTTAGAACCAATTGGTTATATCACGCATCGTTTTCACCTTTATGGGAAAAACGAATATTAGAACATAATGGGATAATAGATGATTTAAATAAAACTGTTACATTCAGTGATGATGATACCGAATTATTCCACGATAAATATGGATACGAACCCGATGAACAAAAGTTAGAAGTTCAACTTAAATCAATACAGGAGATTGAATCGGTACGAACGTGGTTGTCTTTTTATAAACAACATAATAATGGAATTATAGAAATTGATGATGATTATTTTAATGATGTAAAAAAAATCAACTATTTTGATTAAAATATTAATAATATAAACCATTATACCTGTTAATTAACTAGAATGTTACTCTAATTACACGTCTTTTTTTAAAAAAAAATTGAAATAATTTATTATTATTTAATAAAAACTAAATAATAATCTAAGATGGTCAAGAACACTACTGGAGGAAGCAAAACCAAGGGTCAAGCACGTAAGTTTGTTACGGCTCCCGTAAAAAATACATTACGAATTTCAACAGATGAATGTGAAGTATATGCCCAAGTAACTAAAACACTTGGGAATGGTATGTGCCACGTTCTTTGTATTGATGGTGAAACAAGATTATGTCATATAAGAGGAAAATTTAGAGGTCGCGGTAAAAGAGATAATTTTATTGGTAATGGGTCTTGGTTATTGGTTGGTTTAAGAGAATGGGAGGTAGGTAAAGAACCAAAGTCAGGAAAATTAGCGAATTGTGATTTATTAGAGGTATACGATGATCGTGACAAGCAACGATTGAAGGATAATACAACGGTTAATTGGTCGTCTTTTATAGAAAATGATAATAGTAATGCAAAGTTAACACTTGATGATTCAGTTGTTTTTGCAGACGAAAAAACAATTGAATATGAGGAACAAATAAGAGCTCAATCAGAAAGTGTTGAAGCTACTACTATTTCTACGGATAATGGAGAAATAATTGATGTTGACGACATTTAAAAACATAAATTATTCACAAAATAATATACAATTATAAATAATAAGTTTAAAATTATAAAAAGAGTAAGAATAAATTATTTTTTATTTTTTATAATGCATAAAATATGCAGACCCTAATAATATACTCATAAATATGTATTTTGGTATATTTGGTTTTGGTGGTTGATTTCCATTTGAGTTGTTATTATAATGGTTATAAGTATGATTTTTTCTAATTATTGTTTTACTATAAGGATTATTGAATTTTATTATGTTTTTATTTTTAAACTCATTGTATATTTTTTTATTTTTTGCAAAATCATATCTTTTTCTAGGATTTTGCAAGAATGATTTAATGGTGAATTTTACTCTATTGAACATTATAATGAATATTATATATTATAAAAGACCATTAATTTATTCATTTTTTTAAATAAATAGACTAATTATAATTATAATCAAAATACTAAACACACATATAATATTATTTCATAATATTAATTTTGCGACCTCCTGTAAATATATATAAAGTGGGTTTTAGGTAGGCTTCTGTTTTAGACTAAAAGTTGTAAGTTTGCTGTTAGGAGATAAATTATAAAATAATTTATCTTTAAATTATTATTTAATTAAGATAACTAATTAATAATTTATCTTAATAATCAATTTAAATATAATTATACTAATAATATATACACTAATATACATAGTTATAATTTTAAATATGAGCAATTTATTTAAGAATAATAATAGATTTTCATCTTTAATAGATGAATCTATTGATAATAAAGATAAATATAGAAATAAAACATTTGATAAAAATGTTAAAAATACACGCGATGATAGATCATATAATTTTAATAGTGCAAGAAATATAGAAAGAAAATTACATTTAGATATGTTAGAAAAAGAAAAGAAACAATTAGCAATTAAAGAATCTTTAAAAGTAGAAAATTTTCCGCAATTGATATCTTGTGAAAATAATATGTCAAATAAATTTACTGATAATTCTAATAATTCTAATAATTCTAATAATACACAAAATACAAACAATCAAACTTTTCTAGAAAAGTTGAAATTAGAAAAACAATTACAAGAAACTAAAAATGATCTAGAAGATAAAGTAGATCCAGGATGGGTACTTTTAAAAAAATCTAAGGATTCTAATAAAATTGTTATAAAATATGGAATGAAAACAATAGTAGAGGAGAATACTACTAATAATGTATTTAATACTTTGGTTGAAATAAATGAAAACTTCAAACAAAAATATATAGATTTATGGGGAGAAGAGGAGTATGAAAATAAATTTTTATTTCCAAACTATGACTATGAATATTTTGATAGGTTAGATGAATTATACGAAAAAGAAATGGATTTATTACATAAAGAAGAGTTGGAACGAGAAATATTACAAGAATATACAAATAATGGATATTCTGATTATTATTGATATTTATTGTTTATGATTTATGAATTATCCTTCAATTAGTTAAAAGTTATAATGTATTATATAATTATTTTATAATATATTATGGAAAATGATAATAGTATTTTAAATGATGATTGGATTAATAATTTTGAAAAAAACGATAAATTATATAAGGATTTTTATAAAGATGATCTATATTACACCAATATAAATTTTATATATTTAAATAAAGCTAATGAAATTGAAAAAATAAAGAATGAATCTTTTATAATGTCAAAAGTAAATTCTATTACAAGAGAAGAAATAATTAGAATACTTAAAAATCATTCATTTGATAATGGAATAAGGTATGGATTATTATCAATATTAAGATATAATATTACAATAGAATCAGAGAGAGTTGTTAATTTTTTAAATGAAAAAGATATTTCTTTGTATAATGAACAATTTCTTGTGCCTATAAACAATATAGACGAAATAGTTTTTGAAAAAACCATACATATGTTCCACGATTTAAATGATATAATAATTATATTCTATGAAAAAAATAATAATACATCATCTCATAACAATACAACAAAACGTGTTTTTTTAAGCACTTCTTCAAGCAGAAAAAAAACACTTAAGAAAACAATATAAAGAGATAAGCAGTATTATTAACATCATCATAAAAAATGTCTGCACTTATTAACGCACTAGATAATCGTACTGTTAAGCAACTTGGAGAAAATGGTCATGTAGAATATGGATGGTCTAATGGTATTAGAGAAAGGATTGTGCAGTTTAGTTTTCAGTGCACAAGAACAGACGATACTGGTTTGAAGAATTTAAAAGAGGTTCTAAATGATTTACTTGACTTTTTAAAGAAACAACAAGAAAATAAATCAAGTAGTTTAATTTTGCAGGAAGAAGCAAAGGGGTATCTATCAATGTTATATAGAATGATTGGTTATACGCGTGATATTGTAGATGGTAAAGGTGAGTATGCTCTTACTTATATGATGCTTCATACCTGGTATGACTATTTTCCAGAATTGTCTCTATTTGCTTTAAAATGTTTGGTTGATCTTGGTGATAGAAAGGTCCATCAATATGGTTCTTGGAAAGATATCAAGTATTTTTGTGACTATTGTACGAAGAATGGATGCACAGTTGATCATCCATTGATTCAATATTCTATTGAACTTACCAATGAACAATTAAAAAAGGACCATTCCTTGTTTGTTTCAGGTTCTAAAGATATTTCGCTAGTTGCTAAATGGATACCAAGAGAGAAATCTTCATACAATTGGTTGTATCATTCTTTGGCTACAAATTATTTTTCAGAAATATGTACGACCGCTAAGCCAAACACTCCTTCTTATTCTAAGGCAGTTCTTAAGTGCAAAACAGATTATCGCAAGATATTGTCAACATTGAATAAATATATTGATACTTTGCAAATTAAGCAATGTGGTAGGAATTGGAAAAGTATCAATTTTGATAAGGTTACTTCTATTTCCATTACGAAACAAAAGAAGGCGTTTTTGAATATTAAAGCTAATGGAGAAATGAGATATGATGATGAAGACCGAATCACTTGCTCTGAAAATTTTAAGACTCGTATTGCAAAAGCAGTTAGTGGCGAGGTTGAAATGAAGGGTAAACGTGTTTCTATGACCGATTTTACAAAACAAGCTTTAGATCTAATTGGGAGATCTAATGAAGATGAAATCAACTTGTTGAATTCTCAATGGAGAGATAACTCAACTCAAAATAGTGCACTTGGTAATTTTATAGCAATGGTTGATGTATCTGGTTCAATGAATGGAGATCCAATGTATGCTGCAATTGCCCTTGGAATTAGAATTGCAGAAAAATCAGTTCTAGGCAAACGTGTGATGACATTTAGTGCTAGGCCAGAATGGGTAAACTTAACCCATTGCAATGATTTTGTGAGTCAAGTACAAACCGTCTCTAAAGCGAATTGGGGAGCGAATACGAATTTTAAAGCTGCAATGCAGATGATTTTAGATTCTATTGTTGAAGCTAAAATGGAACCTGAAGATGTACAAAATATGGTTCTTGTTATTTTGTCAGATATGCAAATGGATGAAGCCGACATTTGCGATAAGACAGCTCTATATGAATCAATTAATGCATCCTATAGCCTTGCAGGTATGCGTGTTCACGGCAAACCATATAAACCTCCCCATATTCTTTTTTGGAATCTAAGGTCTACTTCTGGTTTTCCTACTTTGACAAATCAGCAGAATGTTTCTATGATGTCTGGCTTTAGTCCAGTTTTGCTGAATCTATTTTGTGAAAAGGGTATAGAAGCTCTGGAATCTTGTACACCCTGGTCCATTTTGGAACAAAGCTTGAATAGTGAGAGATATAATATTCTGAGGGTGAAATTTGACGAATTTTGTTAATAAAAATTATCGGTTAGTATAAGTTACACGGTTATAAATAATCATAATGTTTACACCCTTGAACATTTAAAATGGTATGCTTTAGTAAAAAAACATTTTGTCACCAAACATACTGTCTTTATAACCAATTCTAAAACATTTGGTGGTTGTGGTTTTATCTTCATCGCACTGTAATGTAAATATTATATGTCTTAATTTATGATGAACATTTCCACGACATCTCAAATACCGAATATCAATGACAGTGTATATTTTATCATTTAAAAAATATTTATCATCTTTTCTTAATTCTTCTACTTTCTTAAATATGTCATCGTTTGGTGTAATATCCATAATAATAATAATAATAATAATAATAATAATATTTAAATTTAATTCTTTTTTATAATTAAATGTTCCATTTTAAATCTTCAAGGGTGTAAATATATTGTTATAAAATTTATGAAAATAATACTTCTGGAGATATCATTATTTTTGCCTGAGAATTGTTTGAAGCTTGTATATGAAACGCCCTATGTTCACAATCTTCGTATCTTCCATCTACAGTAATATATTTTTTAAATACTAATTTAGATTTTGTAGCCTGTTTATGAGCATTTAAATTAACTTTTGAGATTAAATCCATTCGTATCCTTCCATCATAATAAGTATTTAAAAAATAAGATGTTCTATATATAGAAAAACCATTAAATGACGATATGCATTTTAATAACGTGTCGTTAGGTAATTTATTTAATAAGTTAGTTACATAATCTTGAATTACAGTGTAATATTGCACATTATTATTAAAATGATTATAACTGAAACAAAATGGGTAGATAGAGAGTCCCCAAATGTCGTAATATTTTGGAGAAGTATTAAAGGAAAGTCCATCCCAGTCTTCTCTCTCTAAATATTTTTTAATAATTTCTGGGGTTACATCTTTGCAGTTTACATCGTCAAAATCCATCATTATAAAATAAGGAAATGTATCCTTGTTTTCTTTTACATAGTTTAAACAAAAATTGCGCGCTTTTGCTATATTGTGAGTCCTATAAGGTGAAGTAGGAGTTGTATTTACATAAAATTTCATTCGTGAGTTTTTATTTTGATATTCTTTTAATATTTGTAATGTATTATCACTTGATTTATCATAATATATTATTATTTCATAATCGTCAAATATAGACCCTATTTTTTCTATGTTTTTAAACACCTTATTTAAATAAGGACCGCAGTTTTTAACAGGACCACAAATACAACAATTCATTTTATATATTTGTTTAATTTTATTTTTAATCTTATTTTAAAAAATTGAAATTTAAAATATGTATTTGTAAAATTTAAGCTAAAATGTTCACAGTTGTTTCAACACGATTTAACAATGATACTTGGAAGGAAAATCAAGAAAAGAGAGAAAAATTGCAGATTCCTTGTTTTTATGGATCTCCACAAGAAATGTCTCCAAAAATAGAGTATGAATCAATAGTTTTTGTAGTTGAAATGAACAATACACAAAATAAAATTGAGGGAATTGGTCTTATAAAGAATAGACCTCATATGGATAAATATTACAAAATACACGTGGACGGTAATTATAATAGATTTATTTATAAGAGTAATTATCGTATTGATAGAGATATATTAATAAGACATAATAGTTATTTGGTAGAGTTATTAGACAATATTTTATTCAAAGGAAAAACACATCTTAAGAGAGGATGTGGCTTTACAACAATAACAGATAAATTGTTAAAAAAGGAAATATGTAAAGACTTTGATATAAGAAATGCAATTCGTAACATATTTATTTCTATTTATAAAAGTAGCGATATTAAAGTAATTGAATCTGAAGAATATTCGCCTATTTATGAAAATGAATCACCCTTAAATTTGATTTAATTTGATAGGTTATTTTATAATATAAAACTATATCTATATTAATTATATGTCGACTTTTGATACGAATGTTGAAAACTATAGTATATCAGAACTAATGGCTATAGCAGAAATAAATGATTTAAATCCTAATGAAATTATAAAGAAAACAAATATAGCTATAAAAAAATTTGAGAGAACAAAACCTGATATATCGGTTTTTTTTCGCAATATACAAAGCCAACTTTTGCAATATTCACAAAATCTTATTAATAAAGATGGCGACTCCGATAATGATATGAATAGTGACTCGGATGGAGATGAAAAAGTTATTGTAGAATCATTTGGAAATATGTCTAATGAAGCTGTTTATCCTGCAGGTAATAAACAGGTAACTCAATGGTATGAAAATGAAAATTTAACACAATCCGATGAAAATCAAGTAAATAAAATCACGGATAGAAAACAAAAAATAAGTGTTTTTGGTAATCAACACGATCCTATGAATCGTGAACAATTAGCCACTACTGATACTTATCAACTTCCAGTTAAACAGGATTCTTTGAATCCTAATTTAAAGAATACTATTACAAGGTTCGTCAATTTAGATAGTCAATTTAGGCAATATACTAGTGGAATTGATTCAATGTCAACTGATTATACGCTTGATTTATCAGATACATTAAAAAATGCACTAAGTTTGCGTGTTTATTCATATCAAATTCCATTTAGTTGGTATGCGATAGATACAGCATATGGTAATACGTGTTTGTGGATAGTTGATGGAAGTTATAATATCCCTATTTCTATACCTCCAGGTAATTATTCTCAAACATCCTTTATTACTCAAATTAATGCGTCTTTTGCAAATGCTGGATTTACATTTTCTAATATTAATCCTCCATTTTCTCCGATTTCTCCCCAACCTCTTCTCTCTATAAATTTGCCTGTCTATTATAATTCAAATAATGGAATGGTAACTATGTATTTAAATGATGGTTCATTTAACGATCCTAAATGTATTATACCTAGTTTTACTATTACAAATTCAACCAAAATAGTTTTTTATGATTTTACAGGAAGTTTACATTGTACAAATAACTGTTTAAGTAAAACAAATAGTTATTTTAATAATTCTTTGGGATGGTTAATGGGTTATAGATTGCCGTATTTTCCGGTTTCTTCTAATGGTAACTCTGGAACAGCTATATTAGATTTAAATGGACCAAAATATTTGATATTAGTAATTGATGATTATAATCAAAATCACGTTAACAACAGCCTTGTTTCCATTACACAATTATCAACCACATTAAAGGTTCCATCTTATTATTCACAAGATTTACCTTATATTTGTAATACACCTTCTCAACAAGGTAATAATTTATCAGAATTAATTAGTGGTCTTGTTGATGAAAGCCTCTTTGATAATCAATTAACAAATATTAATGGATTATTAATTGGTGGTAAATATCAAGAAGATTACGTAACAACACAAACTGTTTTACCTAGTGCGCCTAGAATATTAACTCAATCTCAGATATACACTATAAATGAAATAAATAAAAATAGAAATAACAATACTAATTATTTATCTAAAGCGCCAACCAGTTCTGATATTTTGGCTGTACTGCCGATTAAAACATCTACTGGTGTACCAACAGGCACTTTGCTTGTAGATTTTAGTGGTTCTTTACAAGATAATGTGCGTACTTATTTTGGTCCGGTTAATATAGATCGTATGTGTATTAAATTACTAGATGATAAAGGTAATGTGCTTAATTTGAACGGAAATGATTGGTGTGTAACATTAGTTTGCGAATGTTTATATCAATATTAAATACTGTATTTAATTATATGGTATTCAGTTATATTTTTTTGCATTGATTATATATAGATATTTTATATGAATAATTGTACAAATCTTATTGAAAAATTAATATATAAATTAGGAAAATATGGCCCAATAATACTGTTATTATATTCATTATTTTTATTGTGGAATAATGAAAATTTATTTTTTTATTATACTATTGGTATTTTTGTTAATTCTCTTTTAAATCTGATTTTAAAAGGTATTTTACAACACCCTAGACCATCCGAAGATCCTAAGGAATTTGAATTAGCCTTAAAAAACGGTAAACGATTTATATTTAAAGATGGAATTATACCTCACGATATATTTGGTATGCCTTCTGGGCACACACAATCTGCTGTATTTTCTTCGGTTTATATATATTTGTCCCTTAGACAAGTGAAAGTTTTTGTTTTTTATTTGGTAATTTCATTAATAACTATCTATCAGCGCATAAAATATAATTATCATACTTTATTACAAACAATTATTGGAGGAATTATCGGAATAATGTTTGCATATTATGTATATTATCTTGCACAAGAAAAAATAACAGGTAGCATTAGAGAGAAACCCGATGATTTTGCGCCAATTTAGAATTGAAAAATGATTTATTATAATGATAATATAATATATTATACAATGATAGGTATTTACAAAATGAACGTAAATCATAATAATTGTAGAAAGTATAAAGGATTTTTACCGAATAAAAATCCAGTTATAAACTCTTTATCAAATTATATATCATCTTTTGGTATTTATAATGTTGTTTATATTACTGGAGTGAATTTTACTACTTACGGAACAAGCGTTAATTTTGGTCCATATAAAAATATACCAGTTATTTTTTTTAGTTCTAGTTATATTTCTTTTGTAGTCCCTGTTAATATTCCTATTGGAAATTATAATGTACAAGTTACTACTAATAATAATAGCAATTCTAATCCTGATTTATTATATTCTAATGTGGTAAGTTATGATATTGTATAATTAATAAAAATATTAATAATATTTTTATTAATATCATTTGATTATTATTTTATATTTGTATCGTGATATTTTATTACTAGTTATTACTAGTTATTACTAGTTATTACTAGTTATTACTAGTTATTACTAGTTATTATTGCTTATGGGTATAGTAAAACAATAGATGGATTATTCAACTTATCCTGATATTCAATAGCTATGGTGTATCCACTGGAAGGATCAATTCTCATTACAGCGGTTGCTGACGCATTTCTTAAAGGCTCTGTGACAACATTTACTATAGTTCCATTAAACAACTGTTTGAATAATACATAACCTGTATTTTTTAAGATAAAAGCATTTGAAACACTTGAGTTACTCAAGTTAAGTGTAGCTGTTACAGTTGCATATACACGACTATTAGTTGAGTAGGATAAATTATACATATTAGTAACCACAGTTGGTGTTAAATAACTAGATGAGCTATTTAATGTACTATAATTATCATTACCATTAAATCTAGCTTGAATTGTGTATTGAGATGAACTTTCTAATAGCAATGCTAATTCGGCTACTCCATCATTCAAATCAACACTAGTGTAATGAGTATCACCATTATTTGTTACAGTGAATGTTACCGTACCTTGTTTTGATTTATCGTTGACTTCTGGGAAGTTAACTTGTGCTGTTATTGTTGAAATACTTAGATAATTATTTGTATTTGGAATAGTAATTACAATACTGTCGGGTGTTCTTTTATCAATATTTGTATGTATTTTGTTGGATTCTGCATCAAAGAAATTCACGCTATTTTTGAATATAGAGTAAAATCTTACGTTATTGTCTACATCATTTACAGTATATGAAAGAGTAGCATTATTATTTATTACATCTGAATAACCGATCAATTCTTCTGAACCATTTATTTTAACATAAAATTCCACAACTCCTTCATTTATTGTGCTTTGTTGACATGATGTAATATTGCTAGTTAAACTAATAGTTTCTCCATATGAGACATTTGTAGACGATATATATAAAGTGTTATTTGAACGATATTTTTCATGTACATACAATTCAATATCTGAACTAGTTGAATCAGAATAATCAAATGAAGTTTTATAAACAGCATAATAATATACATATCCTATATCTGTTAATACTACATTTAATGAAGCAATACCATCGCTATCTAAATTAGAATAGCCTAATATTTCTTCACTATATCCATTATCGTAATATTTATGAAATTCAACTATGCCATTTGTTAAATTGCGATTATTGCTTTTAACATTGTATGATAAAGTAATTTGTTGATTTAATTTGTAATAATCGTTGGTATTTAATTCAGATACATTTATAATATTTGTAACTATTCTATTACTTATATAAATATCTTGTTCCACGCTAGCATCATAATAATTAATTGAGTTTTTAAACAAAGCGTAAAAATTAACCTGGCCAACATCTATTAATCTATATGATAGTAATACTTCACCCGTATTATCTGGTTTCAAATATCCTATAACTGAATCGTTGTTATTGTCGTATACGTATTTGTGAATTTCAATAATACCTTCACTAATAGCTGCATTTAGAATATCTATGTTTACATTTGAATTAGAAGTATTTAAATTATTATACGCTAATGCATATGCATTATTCGCGCTTGAATAATTTTCTGCAGCTGTTGTATAAACTTGTAAAGCAGTGTTATAACTGTTAGATAAACTTACAAATGAAGCATCTGCTAAATTATACAAATTAGTATACTTGACAATTTGTGCTTGTGTATCAAGTACTTCTGCATTAGCCTCAACCACATTTGCGCTGTAATCTATTAGTTTTCCTTGATAGAGAGTAATCATAGATTGTAAAAGCTGTGCAATATTAGTATTATTATTATTATTATCATTATACAATTTAATTAATAGTTCTATAGCATTAGCATATAATATTGCATTTTGAAGATTTATACCAGCATCAGTATACTGTTGATTTGCTAATTGTTTTGTATTGTATAAATTGTAATTGAATAAATAACTGTTATATGTATTTTGAGCAGAATTTTTACTATTTAAAGCACTAGCTTCACTAGCTAGAAGATCTTCATAAATATGTAGATTATTTAGATTATTTAGAGCATTATTGAATGCGAATAAAGAATTTGATAAATCTACTACATAACTGGAATTAATACCTGTAATACTTGTTAAACTACTATCAACATGAGTGAATTTTTCAGAAATCAAACTAACTAATAAATTTAAATTTATAGCAATATTGTTACTAACATCTGAAGTAATAGTTGAGATAATATCTTCATAAGATAATAATTGTTGTGGTATGGGAGTTCCACCAGACAAATATTCTGCTATAGCACTTATTAAGTTGGAACTTTTTGGAGAAAGAAGCTGAGCAAGTATTAACACATGTGATGGGTCTGATAAGTCTGCATTATATACAGCACGGGCTGCGTCTATTGCATCTTGCAATCCTACTAATTGATTAAGGTTATTAGCATTAGTGTATGTTGGAAGTGAATCATAACTCCATATTGTAGGAGGGTAATCACGAGGGTATTCTCCTTGAGAATTTCCGTAAAAGTCAACAAAACGTAGTGCACCATTAGTAATACTGTTAATTTTATTATAAGTAACTGTTCCAGTACCTTCATTTAAATAATATGAACCTACTAAATTATTTGTTGGAGTTTGGATTAATGTATACATATTATTAACTATATCTGTTTGGCTTCTAATTGTAGACCATAATCGCATATTTGAATTACCTCCTGGAAGCTGTAATTCATAGTGATTAAAATTATCATAATTTAAAATACACCCCAAAAGCATAGGATAACTATCATTGCGTAAGTTAATAGTAAATCCTTCAGGGTTTACTAAAACTCCATCTAAATAGACAAATGACCCATTTGTAACACCAAAATTAATTGTAACTGCTATATGATGCCATTCGCCAAGTTGCATTCGTGTATAACCTCCTACAAAAGTTTGATCGTCAGTACCATATCCAACTTTATGATTGGTTAATCTCATATAACCACTATCAATACCTACTCTAAATGCTTTCCATTTTTCAAATAATACCCCAGTCCCTTGATATTTATGCCATATTTCTAGTGTTATTGTATTCATTCCACTAAATATATTGCTGGGGAATTGAACAAATGTAAACCCTGATTTATATTGGCTAAGATTCAAACAAGAGTTTTGGTTTATTCGTCTTGTATTACCATTATCATCAATATATGATGAATTCAAGTTATTGCTTGCATCATTATATGCTTGGATAGCATTCTGTAAATTTGTAGAAGCGTCACTTAAATATGCAGATCTAAGGTTATTAATATCTCCAATACTGTTATTACTAATTTCAGCATAAATTTGTTGGAATAACGCTTCTTCCTTGTGGGCCAAGTCATCTAGAGCACTATTGTATATAGGTAGTGAATTTATATAGTTTGTACTAGCGTCTAATACTGCTTGATGTGCAAGAGCGTATGATGCATCGGCAATTTGTAAATTCATACTTGCATCATTCATACTTGCGTCTGTTACATACAATGTTGACAAAGTATTATATGATGAATCAGCGGTTTGTCTATTTATATTTGCAGCTGCATAAGCATTACTAGCATCTATTACTGATTGATTTGCAGAACTAGAAGCCGCTAGTGCTCCATTTAGATTGTTCAATGTAACAGATAACTCAGCAGCTACAGTAGCATTATTTAGTGCTACTTCTGCATTACTCATATCAAGTACAATACTGTTGTATTTGTTAACTGCCTCACTATATTCATTATTTGCGTGTATTAAATTAGCTCTTAAGTCACTCAATATTTCATCTGCAAGATCAACTGTAACATCACTTAATTCTCTATTTGTTTGGTAATTATTTAAAGCTAATTCTGCAGAATTCTTTGCATCAAGTGAATTAGCAAGATTTTGCGAAGCTATATTCAATTCAGAAAGTTTTTGCGCTGCAATTTGTTCATCCGATAGTAATTGATTTCTAGATTGTTGTGATTTAGAAACAGAATATTTCAAATCAATAATATCACCAAAGTTATATGGAGATTCCCACATAGTGTCATCACTTAAAAACGCATTATCTTTTTTATAAATGTGAATCGGTTGTGTGAATGATGAACTAACGTTATTAAAATTTTCAGAATTTTTGAAAACGCCATAAAATTTTATGTAAGTGTCATCATTAGTATCACTTGTTAAAGTGTATTGTAAATATGCGAATCCATTGTATACAGATGATCTTGCTAAAATTTCATCTTGTAAAATGTAATCTAGATAAGGTCCAACAACAGTAACTTTATGTATTTCAACTGTTCCTTCTGTTACATTATTACCACTTACAGAGTCAAGTACTTGATAATACAAATCAAGCAATGATCCACTTTTGTATGTATCACTTAATTCACTAGTGAATGTTATAGTTACATCTTTACGATTTCTAGAAATGTCAACGCTTGTAGATGTTACATCATAATTTTCAGATCTAATTATAGCGTATATATTGTTATCTCCGTAATTAATTGAAGAATAATTGAATCTATAATATCCGTTATTAGAACTAATAGGTGTTAAAGAAGTAATAGAAATTGATCTATAAAAGGTAACAGAATCACCATTAGAAAGATTGTTAAGATACAATGTGAAAGTATCATTATCATTAGAACTGTATGTTAATGTATTAGTTAATACATTTATTTCTTTACCTACATTTACTTGAAAAATAGTAGGTAGACCTGAGTAATTATTGTCTGTAAAATAAACAACCACTTCGTTAATGCCTTTATTCAATGTTGTGGTATCAATATTAAATGAGTAATAACTACCAGAAAGACTAGCTTGTTGAACTGATCCATTATTAACGATATAGGATACGGATGCAGTTGTTATTAAATCACTATGTTTATATAAAATTTGAGCATTAACTGGTATAATATCTAAATAGTTACTATTATACATATTTTCATCTACTACAATTCTACAATTGTTAGATTTATTTATAATCAAATCATTTGAATCATCTGAGTAAGATCCCAATAAATTTTTATTAGACAATTCTGAATATAGTTTAAATGAACCAACATAAAATGCATTTTGTAAGTATTGTGATAAATCATCAATTTTATATTTATATGTATATTGTGAGATTTGTTTAAATTTACTGTCGTTATAATCAAGTATCTTGGTAAATTGTTCTGAAGTTTTATCATCAGTAAATACTATACTAATTGTACCATTGTTAATAGGATAATTATTTGTAATACTAAATGTGAGCTCTAATTTGTCTCTGTAAAGGGCATAATGTGTACTCATATTTACATTTAATTGTATTTGTTTCTTTGTAACAGTAAAATAATATGTAATCTCATTTGTTTTATTTAAATTATTTGAATCATTACTGTCTCTAGCATATATCTTAAAATAATAATTACCTACTTCTATACTATTATCTCTATTAGTAGATCCAGATAGCAATTGATCAAGTCTAGAAAGTACAATAGTTTGGTCTATAGTAGATGTGGAAAAATTATATGTTGATGTTTGGTTATATTCTGTTCCATTAATACCATAAGTTTTAACGACAAATTGGTTGTAAGGAAGTACAGATAAACTACCTGAATGAACTGTAATACTAGCTGATACTGAATCGCTATAATTAAAAGTAAAATTATCGGAAAGCCCTGATATAGTTAAATAAGGCTTAATATTTAGTGATAATGGACTAAATTCCTTTGCAACTACAGGATAATCTAAATTTCTATCATTAGTGTTTGTGACAGGAGTAAAAAGTGCTTTTAAAGCATAGCCTCCATCTTTATATGGTAAAACATTACCAGATAATGTGAATTTGTAACTACTTGAAGAATTTGTTAAATATACTGTAGGAGTTGATATTTTATTAGCAGGATCATAATTATCGTGATATAATTCTACTAAACATTTACGTTTATTGTTAGGAATATTACTATCAAATGCAAATTTTGCGTAAACATCAAAAGTAACATCAGATTTGTATAATATAGTTTTTGTAACAGTAGAGTTATTCAAACTATCATAATATAAGTTTCCTGTACCAAAAACATTTGCTTCATACATATTTAATAGTGAGGAAGGACTGCTAGTAATTGTATTATAATAATTAGTACTTGTTGGTGTGAAAATTACTTTTACATAATATGTGTTACTATTGTTTGTAGGTACTGTAATTGTCTTTGCATCAAATCTAGCTATAACATTATTATCAATAGTATTTGAAGTAATACTAACAGGAGTTATAGGTATTAAATTAACAAAATTACTATTATCTACTGAATATTTATAACTTAATGATCCATTTATTTTTTGACTTATATGAGTTACAATTTTAAATGGTTCATCATAATTTATAACTCCATTAAATCTGACAGTTGCACTATTATTTTCATAATATATACTTGAATTATCTACATTATCACTATTAGGAGTACTATGATTTACATCAAGTCCACCATATAAAACTGATATATCTGTAATCTCTATGTCTATTGAATGTTTATTAATGGTAAAGTGTTGATTTGTATTATTATCTATTATTGCAGCATTATATTTATCATTATTGTTTTCAAAATAGTTAAAATCAAAAACAGCTGTAATACCATCCTGTGTGTATATTATTTCTGGAGAATTACCAAATGGTGCAAAGTTTACGATTGTTCCTGATGCAGAAAAATGATCATAACCCTCCAACCCTTGATCAAAAACTATGTAAACACTTGAAATATCTACACCATATTGAGTTGTAGAAACAGTCATATCTTGATAAATATCATTTGAATTTGAATCGATTGTTTTCTTACGCAAAACAACCGTTCCATTAATATCTCTAGTTTGTGAATTATATGATGGTTGTTGAATAGGGTACTTAGATTGTACTTTTACATTAATATTAACATTAGATTCATAATCTACTGATGTAGTAGTATTGCCTAAAGGATCTTTAATTACAAAAGATATTACAGGAGTTGTTTTAATAACTGAAAATGATACAATATTTGACGAATATGTTTCTTGAAATTTATCACACACAAATTTAGCAACCGCAGTGTAACCCGTATTTGGAAGAATATCTTCAGCCTTAGGATTTATACGAATAATTGAAGTGTTATTTGAATTAACGCCACTAGAATAACCATCTATGTTACCAATATATTGGTTATCTTTATACAAGTAAACTACTATCTTGCCGTGTTGAATTTTATAGTATGGAGTAGTATTTGTATTAAATGAAACATCAAATTCAATTACATCTTCTTGGAAATAATAGACTGTATCATTAGTTAAATCTGAGTTTTTAATTGCAAATGTAAAATCAGCAATATTATAGTCCACGCGCATTATATAATTACCAGATAGGTAGGTATATTTATTCGTTGGATTAAAACTATCTGAATCAAAAACACTGTCTTTAAAATTATTACCACCATTATATTTCAAATAAACAATTGCAGGCTCATTTTTATATATAATAGAATTTACATCAACCAAATTGGATGTTGTAAAGTAACCATTAGATAAAACATTGGTTGTTAAAATTGTCACATATGAATATTGATTATTATTCCAAATCTTACATATGAGATCTATAGTACCCTTATTAACTGCTTTGTTATCTAATGTTTTAATATATCCAGAAATTTGTAAGGTATCCTGTATTTGTATATACACTGTGCGCACAGCATCATTAATTTGATTTGCACTTAAATTATAATCTGTTGTGTTTCCGTCAACAACAACTGTTTTAACTAATTTACCTAAAGAGTCAGTAGTATATGTAATATTCGCAAGATTATCATTGAATATTAATTCAGAAAGGTATATATTTGTTTGGTAAACATCAATGGTAAATTCATTATTGTCTGAATTTACATAGTATGTGTTGTCTCCATAGAAAGGAGTTGATGATACAAATTTAACATATAGATTGTAAGTAGTTGGGTCTTGAGGACAATCAAATCCAATTGCATCGCACTTAAAGTTTAGTTCCGTCAATACACTATCACCGTAATTTGAAAATGATACACTTGATAATCTTTGATCATTACCTTCATTTGGATCAACACACCAAACCTCCATCTTTCCTACACATCCAGTTGGTGCAATAAAAGTTATAATTCCAGAAAAGTCTTCTCCATATAAAACTACGTCATTGAGAATAGGAAATGTCGTTAAATTAACCTCTCTAATACTAGTAGGAACTACTGTAATATTCAATATATTTGTGGTAAATTTTTGCAAATTAGGATCATCTGGAGTGATTTCATATTTAAAAGTATAATTACCTCTAGTAATTGGTATACTACTGGGTTTAAATGTTGTTATTTGTTGTGTTGTTTCATAATTAATTTGTAAAGTTTTATTCAAACTATTATTTATTAAATTTCCACTTTCATCATAAATAGTTACTTTTAAATTTCCACTTATTGGTAAAATACTTCCGTCTTTATTAACTAACCCAAATGTTGCAAGGACATTGTAGGTATCATTAAAATAAAAAGTATCATTTGTTATTAAAACGTTAGATGAATTAGTAAAAGTTAAAGAATCAAATGATGGCTTAGAATGATTTTGAGTAAACTCAATTTGTTCTGAAGGGTATACAATTATATATTTGTCTGTATCATAGTTGTGTAAATTTAGTGATATATCACAAAATACGTTTAATATGTTGTATTTATTTGTATTTGATTCTACCATATTTAATACATCTGTAAGTACTATTCCATTTTCATCTATACCTAAATTATCTACACTCAATACAACGTTCGAACCAGATAATATTTTTAAACTAGCGGTAGTTCCTTCTATAATATTAGATAAATTGGAAATTTTAATTTTAAAATTATTTGTGTAACTCAATATTGCATTATGATCAAAAATTTGAGAATTATCAACATTAATTACTTGAACAACAGGATTAATAGACTCTTCAACAAATTTTAAACTTACATTATATTGAGATGAAGAGTTATAGACATTTTCATAATCTGGTGTAAAAACCAATGCTAAGTTGTATACCCGTGAAACTTCTGACGTAAAAGAAATACTAAAAGAATTATTATTATCTACTCTAACTGAACTTATAACATTATTATTATTGCTTGGATCAACTAGATAAACTGTACCTGATAACGATTCTAAATAAGATGAGTTTACATTTCCATTTACATAAATGGTATCATTAATTATACAATTATTATTATCAATAACGACATTTTCAAAGAACAAATCAGTTTTTTTTAATGTTAAATTTACCATACTCTGTATATTTTCTGTGTATATGTATGGTGAGTTAGCATTCCATTCAAAAAAAGCGTTTACAATATCACTACCCATATAAATTGATAACTCTGTACTTCCTAATAAATCTATCATTTTAACTCCAGACAAAGTATAGTTTGTTGTATTTGTTGTAAAATTATTCTTTTTAGCTGATGTTATTTCTGAACTATTATTATTATATAATTTCAATGTACCGTTATCATTTTTACCTGAATATCCAGTTAAAGTTAAATTGAATGAAACATCTTCATATAAATCATATGATAAACTTTGAGTAGAATTAGACAAAACAGGTGTAATTAAATCAATATTCAATTGCACAGATGTGTTTGAATATTTTGAACTATCAAAAATATCATTGGTCTTTAAATTTGTATAAACTGTAATAGGGTTATTAGAAGAATTTAGTGAATAATCCTTAGGTACAAATGATTGAATAAAGTTATTTGAACCATTTTGAGTTGATTTATTGAATCTATTTGTTCCTAAAAAAGAATAATCTATTGATACAGGTAAATCACTTATAGATAAAGCAGATCCTCCAGTGTTATCATATACAGCAGATGTTATTGTGAAACTATTATAGACCGTTGCGTGAGATGGGGAAATACTAGATACAACATTTACTCCAGTATATACAAATGATTGTAATTGGTCATTATTACTATGAATCTCTTTATTATATAATACGGGTATACCTGATGATCCTAAAAATGAAGCACTAATTGTAAAATTACTACTAGAATATCTTAATAAATTAAGTGTCTTAGGAGAAAAAGAGGCAATGTAATGTGGATTTCCAGAACTGCTATAGGCAGAATTTATTGTTGAGTTATCTGCTTGAGAAACCACAAAGTCTAAACTTCCTGGTAATGTTGAACTATTATAGTAATTATTAGATGAATCAACTATTGTAGCACTTATATTATTTGAAGATGTGTAAGAAGGAGTTCTATTGATTAATTCAGAAATCTTAATAATAGGTTTTTCTGTATAAAATACATAATCTGGCGATATATCAGGGGTTTCAATAATATCACTTTGGGTAGGAACAAATGATAAATTAATCTTATATTCTGTATCCGGATAAATTTGATTACTACTTGGTAAAAAAGATATATTTTGTATGTTTGTTACATTAGTATTAATATATGCTGTTGTGTTGTTTGGATTCACCACTTTAAATGTTGATATACCTGCTACATTAACTCTGGTACCAGTACGAAAATCTTCTATATAAAACCCATCTAATGATGCATATCTCAAGGTTGAATAACTGGAACTTAATTTTGCTGTATCATATAAAACACGAATTTTTTGCTTCTTTATTGTGAAGTTAACTACATTACTATTTCCTGAGTTATAATGGTATGTAAAAGGATAATTACTTGAAGTTGTAGAATTAAAAACGTTGTTGGTACTATCAAAAGGATCATAAGAGACAATTGCACTGTAGTTACCAGGCAAGAATCTACTTTTATCAGATTCAGGTATTACAAATGAAGCTATATTATTAACTAAACTAGTAGAATATACAGCTACTTCTGTGTTATTAGAGTCTTTAATGATTAATTTAACATCTTGACCATCAAGATTATCATTGTTCACATTTGTAGGGTTTAAATTACAACTGAAATTTAATAAATTTGACATACTATAATAATTATCGGTATTTGGAAGTGTTAAATATAAATTGGGATCATTCCATAGAATCGTTTTTAAATCAATAAATAATACACTATTGTCAGTAGATAATCCAGTAATTAGAGATCCGTTTGTAGTACTGTTACCTTGTTCATCTAATCCATAATCTCGTACTTTTCTCATAACTATTTCAACTTTATCACCAACTTGCAATGTAGGTATTGTATAGGTATTAAACGCTAATGAACCACTAGTGTAAACAACTATATCGTTTAGTATAATAACAGCTTCGTATGGATTTAGACTAGCATTTCCGGCGGTTGAGTTTGTGGATGTTAATAAAAAATTAATAGTATGGTTCGTTTGAGTATGATTACAGTAATATGTTAAAGAATTTTGACCTACTTTAGATTGTTGGTCATAATATTGTATATTTATTTCACTACTGTAGTTTTGAGATACTAATGACACAAGTTTAGAAAAAGGGAATGGTAATGATGAAATATTTATGACATCTCTATCGTTAATATAAATATTATTGTCTAAATAATACTCACTATTAGACTGTGTGTGAGTATTTATCATTTGTACATTAACATTTCGTGGTTGATTTTCAACATTAAACCAAAATTTTTGTGTAACTGATCCTATAATTGAAATAGCATTACTATATGTCCAATAATGACTGCTATTTTGCATACTTGTATACATAACACTACTAACATCAAAGCAAGAAACAGCATAATTTTGTTTTACTATGTTATTTGTTTCAGATGAATCCATTATACCAAGTGGTAAGGTATTCGGAGATGTAAATACAGGCATCCGATTCTTTAAAGTATTAGTACCGTAATAACCTGAATTAAAAAAATTACCAGAATAGTCAATCAAGGTCATTTATAAATATATCAAATATAAAAAAATATTAAAATTTTTAAAAGCCTAAACATTTATATTTTAAAAAAATAGTAAAATTAATATATTATTTTATATTGAAAAGGAGGTAAACTATTTTGACATAAAGTTTATAAAATAAACTAAACTATTTTATAAACTAATCCCATTTTATAAACTAACACATTTTATAAATTATACGAACCTATAGTATAATAATAATTGATAACATTTTGTAAAATTCCATTTTAATAGAGTACCATCATAATCGGTAGAACCTTCAAAACTCCAATTATAATCACTATTCATTTTATCCTTCCATTTTAAATCTGAAATCCTATGAAAGCTCATTCCATCATATCCCATATCCTTTTTTTCACACGTAATGGTTGCACAAAAGTGTTGTTTAGATATATCTCTAACAACTGAGCTATCAATTTTATATTTGCTTTCATTTATTGTAAACGATAAAGGTTTTTTATTAAATTTTGATGCTTTTTCATCATATACTTCTAAAACTATAATATGTGGTAAATGTGTCATTTTTTTCATTGATTCACTAACTTTATCCTTCCAATTATTATCTGCGTCTCTTATAAATAACAAAACAATAGAACTATTGTTTAAATAATTAATTATACTCATATAATACAACAAAGGGTTTCCTGCCGCATCTACGTCAACAATATATGGATATTTTTCTTTGTAAGAAGATGGTATGCTTTTATATAATTGATGTATAATATTATTAGTATTTAATTCATATGCAAATTTATTACCTGTTAAACAAGCATCTATGCCAAAATTCAATAGAGCAAAAGCGTTTTTAAGTTTATCTGGTATAATGGTACCATTTTGCTGTTTCCCTTCTATCATTAGTTGTCTTAAAAAATGAAAGAATTTACGACCTTTATCGCTAACAAAAAATGTAACAAACATAGCATTAAACCAGCAATTTGACTGTACTTGTAAAGGAGGTACAATTTTTGTTATATCTATATGTTTATCAGCAGATAAGTTTCTTAAAAGATATTTTTTTGCTTGTGGTGTATTATAATTAAAACAGTTTTTACCAAATATATTACCTGGGATACCAATTTGCAACGGTTCTTTTAAAGAATATGCTTGACTAATATTGCAATCTAATATTTCTTTTCTTGGTATGGATTTTAACGTAACTAAATCTTTATTAATTGTAGGAGAATAAGAGGACATTTTACGTATTCGGTTAATATCATTACTAATTTTCCTTATTTGTAATGGTGTATTATTTGGTATTATATGATGTATATTTTTCAATGTTTTATTACGTTTTCTCTCTTTTTTACGATTTTTACTTTTATATTTTTTTGTTTTAATCTTCATATAAATAAATAATATTTTTATTTATTATAAATGGGTGCAGGGATTTTACCGACTTCAATTCATAATGGTAAACTCTATTTTTTATTTGGTAAAGAAAACCAGTATGAAGACTCGGCTAGAGGGTTTTCAGATTTTGGAGGTGGAACAGACAATAATGAAACTTATTTGGAAACAGCAATAAGAGAAGGTGGTGAAGAACTTACTGGTTTTTTAGGAAGTGATAATGATTTAAAAAAAATGTTTAAAAAAAACGGAACTTATACAATTGATTATGATTCAAAATCTCATCACAAAATATATCGTATGCATATATTTTATTTTGATTATGATGAGAAATTGCCTTTTTATTATAATAATAATAAAAAATTTTTACAAAAACGTTTAGATCCTAAGGTAATAAAAGAATCAAAAATATTTGAAAAAGCAGAAATACGATGGGTTTGTGTTGACGATATTATTAAAATGCGACCTCAATTTAGATCGTATTTTCAAAATATAGTTGATATGATTTATGATGAAAAGGATAGTATAAAAAAATTCATTAACTCTTGCTTGAAAAAAAGAACTAAAAATAAAACACTAAAACGTAGATAGGCAAATATTATTCTTTCATTTATTTTAATTTAATAAAAAAAATGAAAGCTTAATGATATGTATACTATATAACAAATACATATAGTCAACCTAGTATAAACTACAATGTCGTCGCTCATTTATAATACTATTTTTGAAATTATATCAGCAACTTCTTCGTTGGTTGTATTAATATCAATGATATATTTTGCGAAAAACATTACAAACTCAATTGAAATAAAAATGGTCAACCTAAAGATAGAGAATTTAGACTTGGAAGTTAGAAATAAAAATCTAACAAATAAATTAAACACATATAAAGATGAATATGAATCCAGAGAGAAAACAATAAATAAATTATTAGAAGAAAAATTAAAATTGGAAATGAATATTGCTAAATGTCAACTGTACACTGATTATGTATGTAGTTTAGAAAAGGAAAACCAAGAGATGCTTTTAAAACTACAAACTTATGAAAACAAATTTCAAAAAGAAAGGGATTTGAGATTGAAGGAAGATAGAAGAAGAAAGAATATATTATTGCAAGAATCGTTTCCAATATTAAGTTATGATGAATATTGATAATTTACAAATTAAATTAATTACTTTATTGTTTAAGTATAAATTTATAATATATTAAAATGCAATTTAGAGAAACGACTATTTTTTTTTTCCAAAAGTTTTTTCAGAAATTAAAAATGGACATTTTTGGAATGTCCAATTTTCAAAAAGGGCGATTCAGTCCCTGAAAAACGTGATTTTACTGCATAATTGAAAATTAGCGTAAGGTCGCAAAAAAAATAATTTCAATTTTGTTACGATAAATTTTAATTTTCATGAATAAAACAATTTAGAAATAATTTCTTCAATGATAATAAATGATAACAAATGATAAAAAAATCCGCCGTTTTCCGCCGTTTTTTTTCCATTGTGTTTTATGTGATGTTAAATGTAGCAAGAAAAGTCACTATGAAGAACACCTACTCACAGCAAAACACCAAAAAAACCGGAAAATGGTAACAAATGATAACAAAACGGCGGATCCGCCGTTTTCCGCCAACGACACCTATTTATGCTCTTGTGGACGCACATATAAGTTTGCTTCTGGACTTTCTCGTCACAAAAAAAAATGTTCTGCAAATAATAATGAAAACAATAGTAACAGTATTGGTATAAATAAGGATTTTGTAATGATGCTTATGAAGGAAAATACAGAACAGTTTAAAGATATTATTATGGAAGTTTGCAAGAATAATACCAACCTATCTAACAATAATTTGAATAATTATACAAATAATGTAAATATACAAAATAAAACATTTAATCTTAATTTATTTTTAAATGAACAATGTAAAGATGCAGTAAATTTAACTGATTTTGTAGATTCAATAAAGTTAGAATTATCTGATCTGGAGAATGTTGGAAAACTTGGGTTTGTGAATGGAATTACAAATATTATATTGAAAAATTTAAAACAATTGGATATTCATAAAAGGCCGGTTCATTGTAGTGATTCAAAAAGAGAAGTTATGTATGTAAAGGATAAAGACAAATGGGAAAAAGAAAATGAAGAAAAAAAGAAATTGAAAACGGCTATAAAATCTATTGCTAATAAAAATTCACAAATGTTACCAGAATTTAGAGCTAAATATCCTGATTGCAGTAAAAGCGTATCAACTAAATCAGACCAATATAACAAATTAATCATTGAAGCATATGGTGGATCTGGAAATGAAGACTCTGATAATGAAAATAAAATAATTAAAAACATAGCAAAAGAGGTGCTAATTAATAAGGATTGTATAAATTGTTAAAAAAAATTGAAATTAAATCTAATAATTAATATTTATTAGATTTAATTGATAATGGAATTTAATTCGCAAACAGAACAACTTAATTCGCAAATGGAAAACATATGTTTTATTGAGATTTTTAGTAAAATTTATGTTATATCTAAAACTCATATTAACGAGAATTGGAAAAAAACATTTCAAGAAAAATTAGATGCTATTTGGAATACCATTAAAAATGAACCATTAGAACAAATAGGTAATTATTGGGAATTATTAGGTGATATTATTAATGATAATTTAAGTGAAAAATGGTATGAAAATGATTGTGAGCAAAGCATATTATTATATTATATGGATTATAATTATGATTTTGTAAATCAGAAACCTAGGTTAGTAAATAATAAACATATTACTGAAAAATATGAATCATTTATAAATTATAAGTCGGAAGAATACGAGTATTTATATGAAGAAGAAACAGAAGAAGAAAGAAGAGAAGAAAGAAGAGAAATTGAAATTGAAAGAGCCAGATGCAGATCTAATTCTTAATTTAGTTTATGTTAAATAATATATTTTATCAAGTAATAAATAAATCCAATAAAAAGTAAAATACTAAAAAAATATGAAGCATACAACAAACAAAAATTTATAGCAAGACTTTTTTCTACATTTTCGTTATAATTTGTTTTAGGTAACAATGGTTCTTCAATATTATTTTCAATATCGCTGTTAGATTCTGTATTTTGATTTAACAAAAAAAAATTATGATTCATTTAATTGATTAGATATATTACAAAAATCCTATATTGTTTTCATAAGATTAATATAAGTATAATATAAATGAGAATTACACATACAATGATTGTAATGTTTATAGGAAGTTTTCTTATTCAATATTTTTTAATGAGTCCTATAATGGTTAACAGTAGAATTGACATAACAAATAATTTGGGTAAGGTTTACATATCAGTATTTATGTCTTTATTGATGATATTTTTGGAAGTTATGATGCACGATCATCAATATAAAGTTTTTAGCACAAATACATATATAATTTTAGTAGGTTTATTATCTTTATTTGTTTATTTATATAGGAACCAAATTGCTATAAAAGATAAACAATATTTGGAGGGGATGATAGAGCATCATTCAATGGGTATTTTAACTAGCAATGAAATATTAAAGAAAACAGATAATTACGATGTTGCTAGATTAGCTAAAAATATTATTCAAAAACAAGAATATGAAATAAAGGATATGAGAGAAATATTGAAAAAACTATAGAAATGGATTATCCGTGAAAGAATAAATAGATCCATCAAATAATTGTTTTACAAAGAAAAAGGAGATTTGATCTTGAATACCACATTCTTGTATATGTTCATACCAAGTATTGTTTATTTGTTGTATTTTTGGATGTTTCATATTTCTGATTAATAATCCACACGCACAATGATTTGGTGTTGTATGACTTAATCCCTTGGATATTTGATTGTTAATATAATTCATATATTTCTCATTTTCTACTTGATATCTCCATTGCTTCATAGATTCATTATATTCATCCCAAATATAACCCTTAAGAAACCAATGTTCTCTCAATAACAAAGCATAATTTTTTTCTATAAAATATTTTTGGATAAAATCTTCAACAAATGTTTCGTTTAATTTATCTAATTTACTATCTAAAAAACAAAGGTATGTATAATCTTTAAGCTCTGTATATTCGTGAGGTAATGTTTTAATATGTTTTCCAGCCATACAACTTTCAATTAAATCATCATTTGTAACTATATTAACAAAAATACCAATCCAGTTTGTGGATTTTAATGCTTCAAATATTGTTGTATTATTTGTATAATAGTAACAATTATATTTTAATGATGGAATATCTGGAATTCTAAACGCCTGATTATTATTAGATCCGTAAAAGTATGTATAAAAGGCCAAGTTCATTTTATAACATTATGAGTATTAATTTAAATCATTAAAATAATTATTTATAATTTATAATAATTATTGGCTTCGTCAAATTCTATATTGACTTTTGGAGGTGAAGACCATTCTGTATAGGCCATTGCTTTGGTTGTTGGTCGTTCAAGTGCGAGTAGCTCTGTTAGCGCTATCATTCTTCTCTCTAATGGTAACATTTTAGAAGGTAATTTTCGCGATAATTGTTTCCATCTCCACTCAAATTGTAATGCTGCTGGCCAATTAGGGAAGCCAGAAACGTGACACACCCTAATCCAGGTTTCACCCTTGTCTACTTTTGATCCAGTTGCGTGAGCACCACCCTTTATTTCCTTATTATGTTTTCTAAGGCGATTATCTAGATCTACAGTTGCACCCACATAAGTTGAACCATCGCTGCATAAAAGAAGATATACATAAGAAGCCATATAATATCTAATAATACTTATATTTATTAGATATTATTTTAGATATTATTTACATGTATAATATATGACTACACTATTACAATATAATGACACAATCAATTGTGAAAAAAATAATTTAACAGATAATTATTTTAGTATTAAAAACACAGATGTTAATCCTACAGCGAATATTAATTCTATTAATACGCTTCAAACATTAGCAATCGCAGATACTTTTCACGATTTAGCTAAACCTAGAAATGGATATGATGAGAAAAGATTTGAAAATAAAGTTGTAAATTATTTACTTTGTAATCAAAATGTTGAATTAGATAATGACAAATATAAACAAATGAAGGTTTATACCAAGTTTTTATTTGGAGAAGAAATGTCTATTGATACAAAATATGAGCCCAAAGTTACACAAATATTTGAAAAAAAATATAATTTGCAGCCTGCTTCAGTATCAATTACTTATGATGATGTTTTAAAAGGTGGTAAAGATGTTTTAGACAAAATAACACTATCAAATGGTTCTATAAATCTAATTGTACCATCTAATTTTAGTTGTTTTGATGAATACGCCTCCAGTTTTAGTGATTCCTTAAGAGAGAAAAATTTTAAAATAATATCTGATTTTATAAAAAAATTTTTGTATTCAGAAAAATTAGGCGATGTAACAACTGAATTGCAAGGTGAATCCAATAAAGTGCATTTTTTATTTGATGCAGGTACAAATATGATAGGTACAATTTTTCAAGTAAAAGGGTCTGGAGGTATTAGATTCAATGCAATGGCTTGTAGTGCAGATTCTGCATCAACATCAGATGGATTATTAGATCCTGATTTTCCAAATGAATATGAAGATGATAGAGAAGTGAATATATCATCTAATTATTTTACTTGTGATAAAATTAAATGTGTTTTTAAGGTTAATGATGGTAGAAAATTTGGTGAAGATGGTATTAGTTGTTTTTCAGTTAATTTTACAGGTAAAGAAAAGGCGGCAATTACTGAAAATGAGTTTAATTCTACTGCAAGTTATTATTTTGGGCAAATGAAAGATACACAAGCATTAACTGATTATAATGGACCTTGTGGAACTGCTGGCGCAGGAGTCCCATATATTGGTCAAATCTTTAAAGCTTTGGATGATTGTCAAACATTATTAGAAAGAGGGACACAAAATATAAGCGCAGAATTGAATAAATTTAAAAGTGAGAATAGTAGAGGACGTATACCTATTGCAGATGCACGAATTTTAAATTTGTTTAATAAACCTTATACCTCAGAAGATATGTTATTACTTAACAAATTTGTTGTAGATTACAAAAGGACGGGTGATTATGAACAAATATTGACTATTTTAAGAAAAATAAATAAAACAGGAAGTAATGTAGGTAACTATACGTTTGCAACTGTAGATTTATTAGCGTCATTGTTTGCACGAATGCATAAAATTCCTGCTATTTTACAGATACCAGGAACTGGACGTATAGTTTTATACAGGTCAGATTATTTTAAAGGGTCTGCTGAAGACCAGGAGAATTATTTGTATGATCAAAAAGTCAAAAAATTGGATACTTTTAAATTAGAAATGAAACCAAGAATAGCATTAATTACAAGATTTTTAAATACAAAATATGATAACTTAATACAATTACGTGATGATTTGCAGAATATATTATTGCCTAAAATTGCTGCAAATGATTATATATCCCAAATAAACATATTCTCTATTATTTACAAATTAAATGTAGTCGTGAGATTGATTAATGAATCTTTTAATGATATGAAATCACAAATTTCTCAAAATGGGGGAGAAGATAATGAGGATATATCTGAAACTAAATCTAAAAAAAGAAGTTTTATTGAAGATGATGAAGGTCCTCATTATTGGTCAGATCCAGATAACCTATCTACAAAAAAACCTAAATTCACTTCACCCGGAGATATGTATTTTGATAAAAAAGATTCATCCCCGGAAATTATTTCTAATATACATAAATTATATAATACAATAGTAGATGAATCAAATATAAATGAATTATTAGAATTATCAAATTATTTGTTGGAAAATTCCATATTAAAAGCGATTGTTTATTTGGAAGAAAACATCCCTAATTTATTATCAGACACGCTGATTCCAATAAATGTATCAAACAATAGTTTTGTTGTATATCCATTAAATTTAGTTGTTACAAAAAATATCGTAAATGATCAACAGTCAAAAGCATTAAATGCGGATATTAGTAATTTAAAAAATTCAATTAGAAATATCAGTCCAACAGCTAGGCTAAGTGCAATACATAAATATATAGAAGCCGCAAATACTTACTACAGCAAATGTATACAATCTATAAACAAATTTATAAGTCAAGTAATACATATAGAAAATGTATATGATATTGATGGATTAATGGATGAAAATGGGCTACCTATATCAATTAATCAAGCAAACAAAGATTTGGTAATATCTAATTTAGAAAGTGAATTGCAAAAAGTAATTGAATCAATAAAAAAGGTTACGGGAACACTTTCGCAAAAAATACCTAATATAAAAGAAGTTATAGAGAATGTAACTACTGCATTTTCAGCTGTATCAACAAATTTACTTATAATGCAACCACCGGAGGATGATACAAAAATGAAAACAGGAGGAGGCTCTAAGCAAGATAACAACAAACGTCAAATATATTATACAGTTCAAACTATATTGTTGCATATATTTGATAAAAGTAATACATTTATGAGAGGATTAGTTCCTGAAGTTGATATTATACCTAATGAAAAATATGTCATTAATAATGATACAGATTTTTTGAAACTATTAAAAACAATTAGTTCATCTTATCGTTTATCTATAGATGAATTTATTAGAAATTTATACAATGATACAATGTATGAATTGGAAGAATTGGCTGGTACTTTTACACTAAGTGATATAGTTTCTGGAGAAAATGATGATGTAAAACTAGATTTGCAAACAATGTTAAAAGAATGTAAATTATCTTCTATAAATTTTATATTATATTTATTGTCTTACACATTGAATCCTGAAGAAAATGTTTACACATATAAATTTTTTGATATCTCTCCAACTGATGAAGCAAACCAAATTCCTATGCAGAATTTACCAGAATTAAAGGCTATTTATTATTCAGAATTAGATAAAGGATCAGATATATTGAGAGAAGCAATATCTTTGTCTTTATTTGGTTTATTAGAATACTTCTATTATTATACTCAAAGCAATACGAATAATATGAAAACATTTATAAATTATAGTTTAACAGATAATGATAGTCCAGAAGTATTAAAATTATTAAAATCTTACCAATCATCGCCTGAAATATATTTAAAATCAAATTTATATTCGCATATTAGATTTATAACAACTAGATTAGCAAATATAATAGGAATAAACACAAGCAAGTTTTATATTAGTGAAACAGGTGAAGCCCGCGGAGTAGGACAACCAAAAAGAATTGGTACAAATGGAAAAACATATAAGGTTGCAAAACAAAGAAAATCTTCTACAAAAAATAAAACAATTAAAATGAAAAATTAATATCACTCATTTCTCTCTATCTATCTTTTTGAAAAGAAAAATAATATTTGTTTTGAAGAATAGAATACTGAAAATGTTTTACTATGAAATTATTTTGTAAAATAATTTATTTGAAGTGTTAGAAAAGTTTTTTAATTTTATACAATTAATATGTAAAATTAAAAAAAATGAAATGAAATAATGATAGATTACTTATTCTAATTTATTATATAATTCTGTTAACAAAAATGGGAAACGTCCAACCACTTATTGCAGATATGAATAACAATGAAAAGTTGTATTACCTTTATAGCAAAGGTATTATTAACGACGAATTACTACAATTGTATCGTGATGGAACAATGAGTTTGAAAGATATAGAGAGTGTTGTTTTTGAATCAATAAATAAAAATGATACAAACATAAAAAATACACATAAAAATAATCATAAATAAATTTTACTTCTTTCTGCTGCTAACTCTTTTACCAGATTCCGGTGCGGTTTGTATAACAATATTAGTTTGTTGTATAGTTTCAGAAATCGGCGACACATTATCACTATCGCCACAAATATTGGTCTTACCCTTGCATCCTCTTTTGTGAGCTGACATCGCAGACTGATTTTTTGCTACATATTCACAAAATTCGCAAATATATTTGCTAGAAGAAAAAGCATACTTTGTAGATAGGAAGTGTTCTAGTGAAGGCAGTTGTAGATCTTCCAACTGTTTTACCATTTTAGATGAGAAATCCTTGACTGTTTTTATTTGTAATAATTTATGTGTTGCAAATAGTTGGTATTCTTTATTAATTTCATCTAATACTTCCTTATCAATGTTATATCCATCCCCATTAGTAACAATAACCTCATCTAATTTAATTTTAAAATTGTCAATAATATCAATTGCAATTTTAATTTTTTCTGCATCATTATTTACTTCGTGAACATACAAAAGTACATTACCATTATTTATATTAATTTCAAAATTTTCTTTGTTAGCAACTCCAAAATTTTGAGATAAGAACAATCCGCAACAATTTTGTGTTTCAACATCACGAATAAATTTTTTAACTTCTTCTTGAATAACATTTTTATTCCAATTCTTATTTTCAATCAAAATAGTTGGTTTATTTTTTCGCATTAACATAATATCTCCAGTTTCTTTTTGATCTCCAACAATTTCTATTTGTGCAGTTGAATAGAGAGACTGAAGTATATTAAATAATACATTTTCAGAGCATTTACCTTTTACAGAAGATATCTCCATTTTTTTCAACAATTCAGAAACATTGTTTTGTAACAAGGATTGAGATGTTTGACTTGTATTAGATAAATGTTTAATATCCTGAATATGTTGTTCAGTAGAAGTTTTAATTTCATTTATTCTAGAGTCTAATCTGTGTTCAGAAGAAGTAATAATAGAATTTAATATTTGCTGTGAATTTGACTGAGCACTTAAAAATTTATTGTCCAACGTGTTTATAAAATCTGTTAATGTTTGTTGATTAATTGTAGATTTCAATAGTTGATTTGTTTCGTCCGATATAGAAGAATGAAATACTTTTAGAATTTCTTGAAGTTGTTTCGTTAATTGTTCATTATTTTTTGGAACAACATCGTTTAACATTAACTGTGTTTTATCAAGTAAAATACTATTATGATCTTTAATTAATGGAGCTATTTTATCAACTGTATTATTCGTTAAAACCATCTTTACATCATCAATATATTCTCTCTTAAACTCAGAAAATTTTGCACTAAAATTCATAATTGTATCTGATTGAAGTTTTACAACATTTTCTGAAACAAAATTCATTTGGTTTTGCAATCCTTGTATTTGATTTAGCAGTTGTGTTGCAATATTACTGTTAAGAGAAGAATTCATATCCTGCATAAGATTTTGCATAATCGTTACAAATATTAAATTCATAGTTTCAAAATCAAGATTGGGATGGTTTTTATAAAAATCAAGAACCTCTTTTTTTTTACAAATTAATGAAACCGTTTCCATATTATATAAATATGTAAATAACTTTAAATCAAAATTTTGTCAATTAATTAAATCAAATTTTAAACTGATTCAAAAAATTAACAAAAAAGTAAATCAAATATTTTTACAGAGACATTTTAATTTAGTTTTTTAACAAAAAAGTAAACCAAATATTTTTG